AGACGCCGGAGGGCGGAGCGTGAGCCTGAAGGCCTGCGAGGGTGGCTGCGGTCAACGGGTCAGGCAGGGCGACTGGCAGCGCACGCTGACCCCCGTAAACGGCGAGCGGAAAGCCGACGGCCGTTTCTGCTACCGCTGCCGCCGAAAGCAGAAGCCGAGCAGGCGCAAGCTTCGCGCCGGCAGCCCAAGTCGGTAGACTCGGGCCCGAGACCAAATGCCCGACACCAACGAAACGGTGGAGGCGACGCTAGACCGCGCCAACCGCCTTTTTGCGTCCGGCATGGGAAACACGCTCGGCATCCTGAAGGAAGCCGACGCCGACCTGTCCAAACGCCTTCACGGCCTGGTGAAGAAGACAGGGACCAAAGACCTAAAATTCTCTGATGCGCAGGCGCTCGCCTACCGCCAGCAAATCCGGCTAACGCAGAAATACCTAGATCAACGGCTAGCCGGTCACACCCACGCCCAGGCTATGAAAGCCGTGGCCAGCGGGACGGCCACGACCGTGAAGCTCCTGGCGAAGCTCGAGAAGCGCTTCACTGGCATAAGCCGCCCCCTTCAGCTGGAAAGCCAGGCGATGCAGGACAGCATCGTCCGGGGGCTATCAAGCTCGCTGCTGCGGCAGAATCAGGCCAGCGTGGCCCGCTACTCCACGGCCATGATCGGCGACTTCGAGCGGGTGATGCGAGTGGGCGCGCTCGAAGGCATGACGCAGCACCAAGTGATTTCGAAGCTCGTGCAGACCGGCGAGCTCGGCGGGATCAACGCGGCGAAGCTAAACCAGGCCGAGCCGGGCTACTTCCCCAAGCCAGCCGGCTACGTCACCCGGCGGTACTGGGCCGAGCGGATCGTCCGCACCGAGACGGCCTACGCCTACAACGCCGCGAACCAGGCCACGATCAGCACGGCGAAGGTGACCGACTTTCCCGACATGCAGAAGAAGATCCTGGCGCATTTCGACCAAAGGACGGCGCCCGATTCGATCTACGTACACGGGCAGATCCGGCCAGTCTCCGGGCTTTTCCACGATGGAGCGGGCCGTGAGTACTTGCACCCGCCGGCGCGCCCGAACGACCGCGAGACCGTGATCCCGTGGCGTCCGGTTTGGACCGAGCTCCCGGCGACGGCGCCCGCCCCGCCGGAAGAGCAGGCGAAGGCGCAGGTGGCGGCCGAACCTGGACCCGCCCCGGCGAGCCAGGGGCAAAATGTTGTCCAAGCGTCCAGGGCTCGGGTGGTGGCGCTGGTCGAGAAGCTGAAGGCACAGGCAGTCGAGCACAGCGAATCGACGGACGCGGCCAAGCAATTTGCCGCAGCAAAAGCCGCCGCAGCGGCCGCGCAGCTCGAAGCAAAGCAGAAGCTCGGCAGCGTGAAGCTCGTGGACCAAAAGGTGATCGCTCGGGCGCAGGCGGCGCAGCTGTCAAAGCACACCAAGGGCGGCGTGGATCCGGAGGTGTTGAAGGCGAAGGCCGAAGCGTACAAGGCGGCGATCCAGGCCAAGGCCCAAGAGAAAGCCGCCGAGCTCGAAGCGGCGCGCGCGGCGAAGCTGAAGGTGCGGGCGACGGGCGCAGTGCAGAAGCTGCTCGGGGAAGCCGAGGCCGATCCGCACGAGGCCGGTTACCTCGTGAACGCGCTGAAGCAGATGGCAAAAAACCAGCCTGCGCTTTTTGCCGAGGTGCAGAAACAGGCCGGGGTGCAGACGGCCTATAAGAGCGTGCACGGTCAGGCGCTCGCGACGGCCAAGAAGCTTCTGCCCGATGGCGAATTCGGCGCGTTCGACAAGAAGAAGAAAGCGCCGCCGGCGCCGGTACCGCCGCCTGCTGCGCCGGCGCCGAAGCTGCCGCCGCTCGAATTCAAAACGGTGTCGGGCTACATCGACATTCACGACGCGACGACGGGGCAGAAGCTCGCCTACATGAAGCCGGGCCCCACGGCGGGATCGGTGATGGTGACCCCGCCGGCTCACCTGAAAGGCTTTGAGGCAAAGACCTTTGCGACGCCCGAGGAGGGCGCACCGTACGCGCTGCAGGTTTCGAGCGCTCTTCAGCTGCACAAGGCCCAAGCCGCGGTGGAGGCTGCAGCGAAGCAAGCCGAGGCCAACGCGCTGGCAATCGCAGAGCGCGGCAAGCCGGTGAAGATGCGATGGAGCGACAAGTGGAAGCCGCCGGCGCGGCCCGCGGTGGAGCTCGTGGCGCAGGGGCCTGCAGTCGACCGAGGGTTGGCGAAGCCTTCGCGCTCGGGCGTTTCGGTGGCAGCCGACGCCGATTTCGTCGAGGACTTCCTGATCAACTTCACGACCGAGATCCGGCAGGGCGTGCGGGAAACGGTGGTGCGCTTTCGTGTGAATGACGAGCACGCTGGCGAAGTGCTGAGCGAGCTCGCAGGGCACAAGGCGCGCAAGGACAACTTCCCGGGCTATCCGAAGCTGAAGGGCCTGGACAACCCACAGCTGGAATTCGCTAGCACGCACGGCGAGCTCCAAGGCAAGGCGCCCGGCGTTGACATGTACAAGGCGACCGTCAAGAACGCCGACGTGCACTATTTCCACAGCACGGACAGCAGCACGCACCCGGCGCTGAAGAACCTGATGGAGGTGCGGTTCGAAGAGCCGAAGGAACCCGGCGCGCGCTGGAAGAAGCTGCAAGAGGTTGCGAGCTCCCTAGGCATCGACACGAGCCCGCCGAAGCCCGCATCGCTAGAGGCGTACAAGCAAGCCAAGACGCTGGCGATAGCCGACAAGATCGGCGCGCTGCAGCTTGGGCAGCTGAAGGAGCGCACGCCCGAAGCCGTGGCCAAAGTTTGGGACCAGGCGGTGAAGCGCGATCCGAGGCTGAAAGAGATCAAGGACACCGCGACGCTGCGCGAAGTAGCGCCGGGGCACTACGCGCTTTATTCCGAAAAGCTCGCCGAGCGGTATCGAGCTACGGGCGTCACGCACCTGAAGCACAACGTGAGCGGATCGGATGAAGTGCTGGAGCTGATGCTCGCAAACGAGGAGGCCGGCCTGCTGTCGAGCCGTGAGCGCTTCCAACGTGGGCTCGTCTTTCGCGGCATGAGCACGGACACCGACTTCAGCACGGGCGGCGCGGACAGTGTGTTCACGCGGTTGGCCAAGGGCGCTGGTGCGACTTCCGGCAGCGGCGCGGTGGAGATTGATCCGAGCGAGCTCGGGCGGTTCGACATGTACGCCTTCAACGCCGATCAGTACGGCAAGGCTGGCAAGAGCAATGCCGGATCGCGCATGCGTTTGAGCGACCTGGAACACATGGGCGCCGACAGTTTGAGCAGCTCCAACGAGACCATGGTGCGCCGGGCAATCGCCCCGGCCGTTATCCGCAAAGTGTTCGTGAACGGAGCGAAAACGGCGTTTATCGAAAAGCTGAAGAAACGCGGGGTTACGGAGTACGGCGGGGTGCCGCTCGAAGAATTGATCGAGTGAGCCGCCGAGCGGAGCTAGGCTTGGGAGCTGGAAGGTAAGAGCTATGCGGTTCATTGTCCTGAAGAAGTCGGAGACCGAGATCCACTACGTGATCGAGCTCGGCAATCGAAGCGATGAACAGCGCTACGAACTGTTCGGCACGAGCGTGTACGTGCGCAAGGATGCGAAGTTCGGTGGAGGCTTGCCAACGCCCGAGGAAGACAACAGGCGCTGGTTCGATAGCATCGCCATCGGTTCAGTTTTCAAGCTCGAACCCGTGCCGGTGATTTCATGAACATCCGGCAGACGCGCACCTTCGCTCTGCTGGAGCTGTCAGGGCCAGCGTTCGAAGAAGTGAAGGGCAAGCTCACTGCAGCGGGTTACTCGCATGCGTTCACGGAGGTGGACGGTAAGCCGGTGATCGATATGCACGGGATCGCGGTGGTGGCCGAGGCTGAAACGCAGCGCTGCAATTGGGTGAGTGGGTATGGCAATCGCTGCATGCTGCCGATGGGTCACCAACCCGAGGATGAACACGCGATCCGCCCGACTGCCGACCAGCTGCCTGGAGAGCGTGTTTAGGTGAGCGACTTTACGAAACCCGACGACTGGCCCGAAGCCGTGGTCGTGCTGAGCAAGGATCCGTGGTCGGTGGCTGGCTATGCGCCGCACATCGAACCGAAGGAGCCGCCGGACCTGCACCAAGTGATTTGGCGTGAGGCGCACCACGACCGAATCTTTCCGATCAGCGAGGTGCACGAACAGAGCGCCGACGTGTTCGACTTCTCGAGCGGAGGCGTGCGCTTCAGGCTCCTGCCCATGACGCTGGAGCTGTTCGAGCGGCACGTGCGACCGAGGACGATGGGCGAGCCACATTTCGGCTCGCTGCAGCAGCTTCTTGATGTGATGCGAACGGAATGGTAGCGAAGTGACTCAAGCGGCTACGCGCCGCAGGAAGGTAAGTGGAAAGTGATTCAATTCAAAAGAGGCGTGTTGGCGGTGATCGAGCTCGGCAAGGTTGGCGCGCGCGAGGCGACGCCAAAAGATCTGGCTGAGGTGTTGATAGCGATGGGAACGCGGATGCGCGCTGAAGTGATCGGAGAGATCGCGACTTCGGGCGACAGCTTGACACGCGGGGCAGTGCAAAATGTTTCTGAATTCTTGAATGCGAAAGATGCGCTCAAGGCGGCCAGCGAACGGATCGAACAGCTCGAAACCATCACGAACAATTTCACGGACACGATCGATCCGGAGTGGTTCGAAGAGCTGGAGCGCTTGCGCGAGCTCGGGCGCACCGTGGAGGCTGACGAGCTGGACGAGGATCCGCCGCTCGGTGCGAGCTTTCTACGTAGTCTCGACGGCCTAGACCCTGGAGCTTACGCCGTGCTCAAGAAAGCTGAATTCGAAGAGCTGAAGGAAGCCGAGCGCCAAGGCATTGCGATGAAGACGCACCACCTGGACTTGAAGCAGCTGGTGGCCCAAGAGCGACACGCCGCACGGTGCATGGCGCACGCAGCGATCCAAGTGCTGAGCAATTACCTGATCCGGCGCGGTATCGGCATCGGGCAAAGCCCAGAGTGCACGGCGCTGAACGACGCGATCCACGACTGGCTCGACACCACGCCGAACGATGAAGCCAAGACAGCAACGCAGGAATTTATCGAGCGATGGTTGGCCGATCGCCAGGCGGCCAGGATGCGGGGGCGCCGCGCCGACACCGTGATCGTTGACGATCCGTTAATTCGCCAAACGGTTGACGGGCAGCGCGTTCGCATGAAACAGCCCGAGCCGAAGTTCGGGGATCACGTTGCCGCTGGCGCTCTCTGGCTTTTGGATCGGCTGTGGCCGCGGAACTGAATTCGGACGAGGTGCGGCTTGTCCTAAACGCGCTGCGCCACGCCCTTGGCCTGGACGACCTGCCACTCTCGACGGTGAACGCCAGCAGCTCGCAGAAGCGTGGGCGGTGGAGCTCATGATCAGCCGCACGGCGGCGATCTGGCGGTACCGGCGGTTAGGCTTGGACCTGGCCGCCGGGCGCGCCGACGCCTACACGCGGGCGATGGTGCGAGGCACGCGCAAGCCGAAGAAGCGCAGGCGGGTGCAGCGGGTGCAGCATGCAAACCTTTAGCGGGATTCGGCATTCGCACGAGCGGTGCCCATTCTGTGGGCGCCGGCCGAACGAGACGCGTTTCTACGGAACGCGGAAAACCAGGAGGTTCCGTGGGCGCTGTCGAGACGCCGAGATCTGGCGTGTGCAATGCGCGAAGTGCGGCACCAAAGGACCGCGCCACGAGACCGAGCGCGCGGCGCGAATGGCTTGGAACAAGCGAGCGCCGGCGGGATAGTTGCACCCGGCGCGGGCATGGAGCTACGGTTGGCGAGCGCTCCTAGCAGGGCGCAGGAAGGTGAAGCATGGCGAAGAAAAAGAACCCGAGTATTTTCGGCAAGGCAATGCGGCGGCCAATGGTGGCCCCGCTCGGCTCTGGGGTTTTGGTGTGGAAGCGAGGCCCGCTCGAAGTGACGATCGGTCCATCGACTTCGGGTGACCGCCCCGACTTCCAGATCTGGATCGAGGTGTTCGGGTTTGGCGTGGCCAATGATTGGCGCATGACCGAAGAGCTGGGCGCGGCGTGGGCGGAGCGAAAGCTCGGGCAGATCTCGCGGGCACTCTCGGAACCGCTGATGGGGCAAATCTCGCGCGGCATGCGCGCAAGCGAGCGGTACGAATGAGCCCGAAGCGGCCGGTGTGTTCGTTCGACCTGCAGCCCATGGTTCGGGTTCGCGTGCGAGGCACGCAGGACCAGATCAGCGCGATCCACTCGTGGTGTCTTGAGTGGGCGCAGAAGCGAGCTCGGGGCGAGCGCAAGGGATTCACCACTCAGTTCGGCAGCAGCGGGCCGAGCTCGAATAGCGAGACCACGCGGCAGTGGTTCATGAGCTTTCATATCTCCACGGATCTGGTGGAGGAGCTCCGCGGGTTTCTTGGCCTGATCAACCTGCAGGAGGAAACGTGACGGCATCGAAGATGACGGCGGAGCAAATGCGGCAGCAACTCGCGCGCACTAAGCTGCCGCCGGCGTCAACGTCTCTGTTTCAGAGCATGACCGCCGAGCAGCTTAGAGATCTGGAAGTGAGGATCAGCACGGGCAAGCTCACGCGCGAAGAAGAGCAAGCCCTGATCGGTGTGGCTGCAGCGCTCGGGCAAACGGTGGGATCGGTGATGGAGACTTTCAAGCAATCGCTTCAGGGCATGGTGCCGGCGATTCAACAGGTCGGCGAAGCGATGAAGGCGCTAGGTGGAAAGCTTCAGGCGCCGAACACACCGAAGGATCGGGCACGCACGAACCTGGCGACTAACAAGCCGCTCGATCGTTGGTCGACCGACGAGCTAATGGCGTTCCTTCCCGAGAAGGCAAAAGACTCTGACGACCTGACGAAGCTTTCGGATCTGCAGCTTGCTTGCCTGGTGCAGCACATCCTGAACAACTGCAGCCAGAAGGACGCGATTAGCTACGACGGCGCTCTGCAGCTGAAGCATGCGCCCGAGCTCGTGAAGCGGCTGGTGGGGCTCGACAGCAAGCGCAGGAGGGAGCGGAAGGTGGAGGCCGCAGTGCGGATGAAAGCAGCGTGGGCGCTCTACCGCGCCGGCGACGCCACGCTCGAAGAGATCACGCCCATTCTGGATCAGGCCGGGGAATTGCTCGATTCGCCCGAGCCGGATACGGTGAAGCCATGACGAACCAAAAACCGTCCGCGTTCGACCGAGGCATGGCCGTGCTGGCCAAGGTGATTCTGGGGTTTCTGGCGACGCTGATCGTGCTGTGCATCGGCGCGCACCTAGCGCACTGCGGTGAGCCGGTGCTGACCGTGATGCAGCGCCAGCCGGTCTATTTCGAGGATAGGGCAACGCCCGAGCTGAAGGCGGTGCAGCTGCAGGACTTGGCCACGGCGATCGAGGGCGCCAGCCAGAACAAGCCGCCGGGCGTAGGCCTGCGGGACTGGCAGGCGCTGCTGCTGACCATCAGTTACCACGAGACCACGTGGAGCCTTCGCATCCACCGAGGCGACTGCAAGGCCCACGAGTGCGACGGCGGCAAGGCGCGCGGCCCCTGGCAGCAGCACCGCAACGGACGGAAGGACGCCGATTGGGACGCGCTGATCGGGCTGGAGCACACGACCTTCCAAGCCGAGACGGCGAGCGCTCAGCTGCGAAGCTCGTGGCTGACCTGCAAGGGCTCGGGCGCGCCGTGGCTGCAGGGCACGATCAACAACTACGCCGGGCGGAAGTGCACAGACACGACCTGGGAAGGCCTCGCGGAAAGACAAGCAACGTGGGCAAAGATTCGAGCGAAACTCTGATGGGCATTCGATACGTCAACGCCGGCTACAGTTACGAAGTGCGCGACACGCACGGCCGCGACAGCGCCGGGCTGACAGTGCGGCAGCGGCAGGTCCTGGTCGTTATCGCCGAGCTGCGTGTGGAGCTCGGCGCGTGCCCAACGGTGCGCCAGGTCTGCGATCGGCTAGATATCGCGCTCGGTCGCCACGTGTGCGACTTCATGCACAAGCTCAGAAGCTTGGGCTACGTGCAGCACGAAGAGGGCTCGGTCCGAACGCTGCAGCCCACGGACTTGGGGTGGAGGATCTCGGGAGTCGATTCGAACGGCCTGGCAGATCCGAGAGTCGAGCGGGTGCACCGTTGCCACCGATGCGCGGCGGTGACGTTCAAGCCGCACAAGCCGGAGACGTGTCGGCAGCTGCTCACGGGCGTGCCGTACATCGCTGCAGCCGAATGAAGTGCGAGACGCTTTACGTCGGCCCTGGCGTGATGGCCATTGTCTGCGGAAGGCGGCAGCCACGGAAGCGTTGCAGCTGCGGCGAGCTTACCGACCTGCTCTGTGACTATCCGGTCGGCGAGAAGAAAACGAAGCCACCGAAGCGCGGCGACGCACGAACGAACATCCACAACCGCAAGGTGTTCTACGTGTGGGAGGTCGACACCGAAAAGCAGACGGTTACGGTTTCCACGAAGCCGGCGACGCTGCAGGCGGTTCCACGGAACGCGCTTGGCATGACTTGGGCGACGTGGTGGGAGCGCACCCGTCCGAGCTGCGATAAACCTGTCTGCAGGCGCTGCGTGGTCAGGCTTGGAACCCTGGACATTTGCGCGCCCCACGGTCGTGAGCTTGCCAGACAGGCCAAGGCGAGCGAGGGTTGACGGGTCGGCGGTCCCGCTGCTGGTGGCCCAATGGGTATCAGCGGCGCCCGTCGGCCCAAAAAGGAAGGCAAGGATCGAATGGTTAGGTATTGCAAACGAACGGGCTGCGGGCACGAAGAGAGCGAGCACACTTCAGCGGGCTGCGCGGCGATGGTGCCCGGTGCGAACGTGATGCTGCATTGCGTGTGTCATGAATTCGTGGCGGTGGAAAACGTGCGCGCCTGCACGTGCGACCACCCGCCGAACCTGCACGATCACAAGGTGGGTTGTACCGCCGATGGTTGTCCCTGCTGCTGGCTCGGGCAGCACGCCAAGCCGCCGAGCGTGCCGCCGCTGCGCGTGGTGACCTTAGACGAGCAGGGTCCGCTGCCAGTAAGGAACCGCTCCGAAGCGCTGGAGCGCGCTGCTGCGTGTCACCGCACTGCCGACGCGAAAGGCATCGGGCCTGCGCTGGCGTATCTGGCGGAACGCTCGCCATTCGCCGCTCCGCCGCAGCAGCACACGATCATCGATCCCGGCGCGAAGATCATGCTGGCAGGAAAGCCTCGCGAAATGACCGAGCTGCACGCAGCGGCCAACGCCATCGTGGCCGAGACCAATTGCGAGGATTTGGCGACCGGCGCTTTCGAAATGCGGCAGACGATCTTGAGGCTATCTCGAGCGATCCAGTCGCTGTCTGAAAAGCGCGACGAATTCGAATCGTTCCAGAACGCTATCGCGCTGATTCTGGGCTTGCCGCACACGACGCACCGCAACACGATCTTGGCGCAGGCGCGGGACGCAATCCGCAAGGGCGCTACGAACATCAGCGTACGCATCGACGTGAACGGCGCCGAGCAGAAGCCCGGCGACATTGCCGAGGCGCTGCGCAGAGTCGTGCAGCAGTTCGCGCAAACGCCTGCGATCAACGTGGCAGAGCCGGAACGCGAGAAGCGCGCGCCGGCCTAAAAGATTCGAAGCGCTCGCCCGGCGCGCTAAAGTCGGGCAGGAAGGTGAAGGACATGAAGAGACCGATCAACGAAGTGCTGAAGCTTACGCGCGAGGCCGACGACTCGATCTTCTGCAGGAGCCAGAACGGCAAGGACGCGATCACTCTGCCGGCTGAAGCGGCGCCGGCGCTGGCTCGGTACTTCGAGGAAGGCCAAGACACGGCGTTCATCGTGGGTCAGTTCTTCGCGCCGGCTGGCAGCGTGAAGAAGAGCAAGCTGCGGATCGTGGCCAAGGCGCTGGAGCATCAGCGGTGGTGATGAAGCTTTCGCGGGTAACCGCGATCGAGATGCTTGTCGCGCTCGGGTTCACAAGCCCTCTGCGCGCACAGCGCACGATCCTGGTGACGGCGCTGGATGACTTGTGCGACCGGGCAAAGCGTGAGCGTGAGCTTGCGCGGGAGCTGCTTAGCTCGCTTGAACAACCAACCGAAGGAGACCAAACAGCATGCGCATCCCTGAAGATCTAAGCGTGGAAACCCAGAAGGCGTTGTGCCTGCAGCACGTGCGCCACTTCGAAAACCTGATCGAGCTCGGCAAGAGCGATCGGCCTGCAGCGCGCACGGTGCGCGTGGTCGAGTGCCAAGAGTACTTGCAGACCTGGCAGGCGGGTCTTGATGCGCTTCACACGGGCCACGCGGTGCCGGCGCAGTGCGGCGACGAAATGCGGGACTGCGTGGAGGGTGGCGACGCGGACGACGTGATGACAGCCGAAGAGCTCGCGCGCTGGAACGCTGAGGGCCCGATGGCAGATGACCCGATTGACGGCGACGGCGGTGCAACGTGAGAGCGCTTCGAGAGATCACCGACCTGCAAATGGAGCAAGCGGCATCGCAGATGGTTCGCCAACTGATCGAGCACGGCACGTCACAAGGCTACCCGCCGGAGTACACGTGGCTGGTGTTGCTGCTCGCCGCAGAAGCAGTGGAGCGCGCCATGGTGTATGCGATCGGCGCCATGGAGGATTCGGTGGAGGTGTCGCTTGCGGCGGGTGAATACGCCGAAGCGCAAGCGCGGTGGAAGCAGCTGTCGTCCAAATCCGGAGAGCGACACGAGCAGGCTTCTAATGCTTCCGATAAAGCGTTGAAGGTCGACAGGATCAAGTCGTGAAGCTCACACCGCGTCCGGCGAAGAAGACGCGGGTCGAGGTCGTGCAGGATCCGCCGCAGACTGATATCAAGTGCGCGGAGTGCAGCGGCCCGATGCGCTTACTCCGCGCGATCAACATCGAAACCGAGGAAGTGCAGTGGATGTTTTGGGGCTGCAAGCGGTACCCCGATTGCTACTGCACGCACAGCGCGCACCCCGACGGCCGACCCATGGGCACGCCGGCGAACCAGGCGACGCGCGACGCCCGCCACGCTGTTCACGGCATCTTTGACAAGCTGTGGAAGCGTGGCGGCTACATGACGCGCGCCGGCGCCTATCGCTGGCTGACCGAGAAGTTCGGAGCGACCGAGCAGGTGCACATCGGCAACATGACGCTGGAGGAGTGTGATCAGGTGTCGCGCTGGTCGGTGCAGAAGTTCGCCGAGCTCGATCGGGAGCGGAAGAGCATCGAACGCGGCAAGCGCGTGAACAAGGGACTGAAGCCGAATCGGCGCGCGCTGTACGACGATCGGAAGCACCGCGCGCAGAAGCTCGACCGTAAGCTGGAGCGGCGGCACCGAAGCGAACCAGCACCGGCGGCGCCGAAGCCCGAGCCCGAAGAAGAGCCGCCGCGCGAACATTTGAAGCTATCCGTTTGGCGAGGCATGCACCTGAAGCAAGCGCGCTACCGGGCGACGCTGGCTTTCGATCGGCTTTGGCGTGGTGGTCTGATGGTGAACGCGGACGCCACCGAATGGCTGATGGCGAAAACGAAAGGCCTACGGATCGAGCGCAGCAACCTGCGGCGGTGCGAGCAGATCGAAGTGTGGTGTGACGCTAAGCGCGCCGAGCTCGTGAAGCTCCGCCGGCGACGGAAGGAGCTACGGGAAGCACCCAAGCCGCTCGCGATCGAGACGGTGACAGCGTGTTCAGCTGCTGTGGATCTGTTTGGATGCCTTGAAGATTCGCGGGTGATTTCTTTCGGCGAAGGCGTTCGGTTGCCGGACGAGACGGAAGGTGTAGATTGGAACGGTGAAGAGCTAGCCACCGAGCACGGGTGGTTGACGACAGCGATACGAACGCGGCACTGGACAATGTTCCGCAGGAAGGAAAGGCGAGGCGAATGCAGATTCTAAAAGGCGACTTGTGGGACTTCCACGCCAAGGGCTGGAAGATCGTGATCAGCACCAACATCGGGTGGACCGAGCGGCGCCCGGCGTGGTCACTTGGCAAAACGTACGAGGAAGGCGTCCACGTCAACAACATGGGCGCGGGTATTGCGGCGCAAGCCGCGCAGCGTTGGCCATGGTTGCCGCAGTGGCTCGGCTCGCACTACCGCGCCGTCCATCAGGCTGGCATGGTGCAGCGCCCGGTGGAGCATGACCGGCTCGGGCTGATCTTCGTGGCGGTGAAGCCGCTGCTCGTCAGCGATCCGGCGTACAGCTGGAACCAGCGCGCGAGCGTGGTGCTGATCAAGGAACAGCTCGGCATGTTGGCGCAGCACCAAGGCAAGATCGCGCTTGGGTACGTTGGCTGCGGCAACGGCGCCGCAGACCAAAAGGATGTGCTGCCGCACCTGCTCAAACTCGAGTTGGTACGGGGCCATCTTGGCCACGGGGAAACTATCGTGGTGGACCGTGAGGCAGCATGAACGCGTTTTGTTTCCCGAGGTTGTTGGGCCTTTTGCTCGTGCTCGGGTGCAGCGGCGCCAACGGGCTGACCGAAGCTGTCGGCGCTGGTGGCGCACCGAGCGCCGAACCGATACCTATCGTTTCTGGTGCCTCGGCTGTCTCTTGCTCGGCCCAGGTCGCTGGGGGCGGCGGCAATTCTATCGGGTCGGGTGGAACCCAAAATCCGTCAGCGGGGACAGCTGGCGCGCTACCCCAAGGCGGCGCCGGAGACACCGAGGCTGGTTCACCTAGCGGCGGAGCTCCGGAAACGGCAGGCGCCCCGAGCGCTGGCCACGGCGGGAGCGGCGGGGCTGCCGCCGGCGCCGCGGGCAGCGCGCCGGTTTGCGTGCCCAAGAGCTTTGCGGCGGCCTGCGGGGCTCGGGCCTGCGGGAAGGCTGCCGACGGCTGCGGCGCTGAGTACGGCTGCGGCACCTGCCCCGGCCTGACCGAATGCACCGACGCAGGGGTCTGTGCCACGACGTGCCACGCTTTGGCGCTCGAGTGCGGCTCGCACCCCGCTCACGAGCTCGAATGCGGCAGCTGCCCCGATGGGCAGGACTGCGGCGTGGTGGGCGTAGGTAAGTGCTCCACCTGCGCTGAAGCCCCGAACGCCGGCGGCGTCTGCCCTGCGGCGCGGCCGCACCTGTGGAAGCCCTGCGGCGGAGCTCCGGAGCCGGAGTGTCGAAAGCCGTACGACCAGGATCCGAGCTGGTGGTGCTGCCCATGAACGCACTTGAAGGCGGGCGGTGGCGACGATCAATGCGAGGCCGCCGGTTGCTTTTACGCAAAAAGAAACGTGAGAGCGAGTATCGAGTTTTTCACGCTTCGTTGGAACCGATGCGAATCATGCTGAAGAAACGGTTGGCGCAGAGCCGCTAGCCGAACCTGCCGATCCGGCGTAGCCTTTCGTCCATGGCCAAGCCCGATCCCGAATCCGCGCTGTACCGCCCTTTCGTGTTTGATGCCGACTACGCCAAGATCGGGAAGGCGGCGCTCGCTGATCAGGAGCCCACGCCGCTGCTGTTCGACACCCCGCCGGATCCGAAGCTGGTGGGTGAGCAGGCGTACGTGGCGGAGCGCGATCGGCTGGAGCGTTTGGCGCGCATGGGCGAAGGCGGCTACCTGTCGCAATCGCCTTGGGAACGCATCGACGCAGCGCTGCCGCCTGGCGAAGAAGCTCGGCAGCTGGAGCGCGCGGATCAGCTGCGAGCTCTGCACGGCGGTCTCTCCGACGCGCCCGACGACGGGGGCGCGCAGGCGACCGAGAACGGCAACCGGATCCCGGTCCGCTTCACGCGCTGATCAAAACTGGCGGCTGAGCTGGCGTAAACTGGGAGCGCTGCTCGCCGCTGGTAACCTCTTCGAGCGAATCAGGCCGGCAACCACGGCAAGAGAGCACACGGGGGTGGTAGAGCTCGCGGCCCCATCTTCAGCGCTTGCAGGTTGTCGCGCCTGATAGCTCACAATTTCCGGGCAAGAATTCTCGGGCGTAGACAGACCTAAACGGGCGTGCGACGCTTCGAGCATGGCCCAACCCGACGGCATCCCGCCCATGGTCGAACAGAACCCCGACTTCACGCAGGGCGGCGCGCCCGCTGGTCCCTGGTTCACGGAGGGCGAGCTTCCCTCCGTTGCCGTTCCTGGTGGTCAACCCATGACCACGAACGGCTTTAGTCCCGATCCCTCGCGCACGCCGCAAGAGGACAAGAACCCCACGGCGCCTCCGACCGGTATCCGACGCTAAGCGCATGAACTGCCAGTTGGTTCTCGACGGCCACATTTCGGTTGGTGGCGACGGCTGCGGCTGCAGTGACAGCAGCGGCGTCTCGAACACCGTGCGCGGTCTCTCGCTCGAGTGCAGCTCTTCGAGCTTCGAAGCGATCAAGTCAACCGATTGCGCAGTGCAGATCGCGACGCTCGGCGCGCTCGGTCAGAACTGGGCGGAGCTGCCGATCACGCTGAGCATGTACAAGCTGCTCAGCCTGAAGAGCTCGGCGGCGATCAAGCTGCGCATCGGTGCGGCTCCGGCGCGCGCTGCTGGCAGCGGCATCACGTACCCCGCCACCACGCTGAACACCGTGACGTGGGATCTGGTGATCGACGGCACGGCCTTCACGGTGACGTTCGCCGGCGTCTCGCTCACGGCGGCGCAGGTGGCTGCGCAGGTGAACGCGCGCGCGATCACGGTCGGGCTTTCGTTCCTGCCGGCTTCGGTCGATTCGAACGGGCAGCTCGTGCTGACTGGCCTGGCGACGGGCACGCAGGGCAGCCTGGTGGCGGCCGCGCTGGCTGCTGTCGGGTTCCCCGATCCGGTAGACGTGGCTGGCTCCGGCGCAGATCTGGACGTGTGGGGGGCCTTCCTCGTACAGTTCGGCCAGACCGGCCCGAGCCGCATTCAAGTGAGCGGCAGCGCCAAGATCGAAATCCTCGCGGCAGGCACGCCGTAACCAACAAGGGAAACGAAAGTCATGTCACGAAAACTGCGTGTTGTTGTCGACGAAGCAAACCCCAACCGTACCGACGGCGCTTTGCGTGACGCACGCCTCGGATCCCTGCTGGCGCTGATCCCTCGCACGCGCCGGTTCACGGTGACGAGCAACAAGATCGTTCTGCCCGACGACGCGAAGGCGAACGTGATCCTGAATTGCTACGTGACGGCGGGTACCGTCTCGGGTCAGTTCACGCCCGTTTACGATTCGACGCCGGCGACCACGCAGGTCAGCACGAACGCACAAGGCGACATCGTGTTTCTGTCCACCGATGCGGTGACCGAAGCAGAGATCACGTACGTGCCTTTCGAAGGCAACGTGGTGGAGGAAACGCTGGCGTGCGTCGCCAGTCTTTTCACCCCGAGCGGCAGCCGCAAGATGCTTTGCGTGCTCGCAGCCGAAGCGATCACGGGCACGGTCGTGGGCGTGAAGGTGGTGGACGATCGCGCGACGGCGGCGCCGGCGACGGGTCACGCAGCTTTGAACAAGCTGGGAACGGGCGTGCTGTTCAACAACGGCACGGATGCGGTGTTGACCGCGAAGGTCAAGTACATCGCCACGCCCGGGTTCGGTGTCGAGCCGGCGGCGCTCGGCGTGAACCTGGACTCGTCCGTTCCGTACTGAGAGATCGCGAGCTTTTCGAAAGCTCTGTTCAAGGGCGCACCGAGCGGTTAGGCTTCTCGGTGCGCCCTTTGCTATTTGGGGACGCAACGCGACCCGGACGGTTTCCGGGGGCCGGAACAGAGCAGGAGCGGAAGAGCATGACGATTCGGAGCGCGTGGAGCATGGGCCGTGGTTTTGGTTTGCTTGCAGCATCGACCCTTTGCTGGTCGCCTGATCCCCCCACCCCGCCGCCTGGTTCGCCACCTGCACCGCCTGTTCCGCCGCCGCCCGCACCGCCTACCCCGCCGGCTGGTGGATCGCCGTTCGCTGTCTTTCCGGACCAGGCATCTTTCCAAGCGCGCCTGGATCGTGAAGCTCGCTCGCTGCTCAAAGAAAAATATGGCCTGAACGAGAAGGAGCTGGACGAACGGCTGAAGCGAGCGAAGGAGCTCGAAGAAGCCGAAGCCGCTCGGATCAAGGCGCAGCAGACGAAAGAGCAGCAGCTCGAAGCCGAGAAGGCCGAAGCCGAAGCGCGCGCGAAAGCTGCCGACGAGCGAGCAAACGCGGCGACTCGCCAAGCCGAGGTGACCGGTATGTGTGCGCGGTTCGGGTTCAAGAACCTGGATTACGCCCTTTTCGAGGCCGGCAAGTCGGGCAAGTCAGGCGCCGAGCTCGAAGCGCATTTCACCGAAATGGCGAAGGACGACAGCAAGAAGGCGGCCCTTGGCTTGGCAGTGCCGGCGCCTGAGGTTGTGCCGGTCGGCGGCAACACGGCGCCGGGCACGCCTCCCGGTGGCAACCCGCCGCCGCCGCCGCCGCCTGGTGGCGGAGCTCCCGAGGTGGTCGACGTGATGAAGATGAGCCCCGCGGCGTTCGCGGCTCACCTTGCTTCGAAGCACGGGGCTTGACGGCCCCGGCCGCCTTGATACCCTGCTGACAACAAGCCGAGACCTAGCCTCACTACGCGACACCGGCGGCAACAGGTGGGACACGCAGGCAACGTCAACGGTTCCAACCCTCTAAGAGAGCGGAGCCAACGTGTCCCTAATCATCGCAGGCGTACCGAGCCAGATCGCAAACCTCGTGCAAGACCGCACGCTGGAGCGCGTGCTTCACGATTCGCTGTACCCCCGTCTCGTTTTCCGTGGTGAAGCCAGCCCCGAAACCTGGCTCGCCAACATCGGCGAACGTGCCGTGTTCACCCGTGCCGGCCTAGTTACGCCGGACACCGATCCGCTGGTGCCGGGCCAAGACCCGACGACGGCGACGTACGATACCGAGCAGTGGGAAGCGGAAGCCCGTCAATACGGCAAGACGATCCCCACGAACATGCCGGCGAGCTACGTGGCCATCGCGTCCCTGTTCCTGCGCAACACGCAGTCGCTCGGGTTGCATGGCGCGCAGACCATGGATCGGCTGGCGCGAAACGCCATGTTCGTTCCGTACACCGCGGGCGAGGCAATGCTCACGGCGGCCGGCGTTGCAGCGGCGACGCAGATCCAGGTCTCGACGCTAAACGGTTTCACGCAGAATCTGCAGAACGGTCGGCTGTCGCCGGTCTCGGCAGGTAACCCGTTGGCCATCACGTTCAGTGGCGGCACCGAGCCGGCCAATACCGTGGTGGGCTTCGTCCCGGCGGATTCCGCTCGGCCCCTTGGGCCTGGCGTGCTCTTGCTCGGCGCGGGCCTGACCGGTACCCCGGCGGCGCGTACCGCGGTGCTCGCAGCGAACCGCTCACGGCGTTTGCGCATCGGCGGCGGCGCGACGGTCGACACCATTTCGTCGGCCAACATCCTGACGTTGAACGACGTGATCCAAGCCGTCGCGCGCCTGCGCTCGGCGAACGTGCCGCCCCACCCCGATGGTTACTACCATGTGCATTTGGATCCGACGGCCGAGGCTCAGATTTTTCAGGACAATCACTGGCAGCGACTGTTTCAGGATGGTGGTCTGAGCAGCGAGCAGTACCGCAACTTCGTGATCGGCACGGCGGTGGGTTGCTTGTTCCTCCGGAACACGCAGCTGCCGGCGACCGATACGGTGACGCGGACCACTGCGGTGGCTGGCGGCGCCGGCGGCGCGATCATGGCGCCCGAGCTCGGCGCGGAGCTGGTGAACGCGAACGGCGTGGCGATTCGGCGCACGCTGGTGACCGGTGGCGGCATCCTCGTGGAGAAATACTTGGATGAATCCAAGTTCATCACCGAGGCAGGCGTCAACGGCCGGATCGGCGAATTCAGCATCATCAACGGCGGCGTGGCCGTGATGGCGCAGCGTATTCGCTACATCCTGCGCGCGCCGCAGGACAAGCTGCAGCAGGTGGTCGATCAGACCTGGAGCTGGTCCGGCGACTTCGCTGCACCGTCCGATTCGCTCGCGGGCGACTCGGCGCGGTACAAGCGCGGCGTGATCATCGAAGGCGCGTAGGTCTCACAAGCCAAATGGGGCAGGGGTGGCGCCCTGCCAAGTGAGCCCCGATCGGCCTGGCGCTGATCGGGGCTTTCTTCATGATAGGCTCTTGAGCAGAGGAACCCCCCCCATGGCCAAAGCTTTCGCTCCCATCACCAAGCCGCTCGAAGAGATGAACCGCGACGAGCTGTTCGCGCTTGCCCAAGAGCGAGAGATCCCGGGGCGGTACGACATGAAGAAAGCGGACCTGCTGAAGGCGCTGGAGGAAGAGCTCACGAAGCCGGAGAGCGACAGCGAAGCTGACGGCGATTCGGAAGAAGAGGGCGACGGCGAAGGCGATGCTGACGCCGAGCCCAAGACGAACCCCGAGAATCCGAAGCCGAGCGAGACCCCTCCGGCCGATCCGGACCCGGCGCAAGAGAAGGCAGCGCTGGAGGCGCAGCTTCTGAAGGATGCGCAGGATCGTGAAACGAAGCTGCGCCAAGAGGAAGCGGCGGAGCTCGATCGCCAGGCGCAGGACGCGCAAGCGCGAAGCGAGAAGAAGCGCGCGGATGATGAAGCGGCGCACGCTGCTGGCTTGCTCACGGAAGAGGACAAGCTGGAGATCGTACGCTCGACGGATGCGCAGTTGGCCGAAGCGCTGAAGCCCGTGGCCGACGGTGAGCAGCCGCTGCCGGACTTCGTGCGTGTGGCGCTCGAAGCCGAGGTCGCACGGCGTGCGAACGTCAAGAAGACGGCTGCAGCCAAGGCGCTCGTGAAGAGCCCAACCCGCCAGTTCAGGATCACGGGCGGACCAAAAGATATGCGGTACGTCACGCCCACGGCGTACGTGACCACGCTGCCGGTGGGCAGCATCGTTTCACCGCTCGCGCACGACATGGTCCATGTTCAAGAGCAGGGCTTCACGTGGGAGCCAGTCGTGGGGATCGAGCTCGGCGAAGATCAACTCGGCAACAAGACGAGCACCGCGAAGTAAGTGGCCCAGATCTCGCCGCTGAATGAATCCGAGCGCTCGAGGATCAAACACTTCCTCGAGTATCCGGATTGGCAGTCGCTGGCGTACAGCATCCAGCTTGGCTTTCCTGCGAGCTCGCAGCCCATGTACCTGCTGGAGGGCGCTTTCGATCGCATCACGAACGCCGCGCTCGAGTCAGTGCGCAAAGACCTTTGCGAGCTGGAGAGCATCGAGACGCAGTTAGGCACCGCGCGCACGCGCTTGCCGGCTGAGCAGCTCGGCAACCTGAAGGTCAACATGAAGGAGCTGCCGATGCTCCGGCGTGAGCTCGTGTGGTGGGCGCTTGTGCTCGCCAACGATCTGGGTGTCGGCCCGAACCCGTTCTCCGCAATGGAGATCTTGGGCGGTGCTGGAGGGCGAAACGCGACGGTGATTTCATGAGCCGGCTCCGCCCCAACCCGGACCCCGCGCATTCCCTGATCGCTGGTTTCGGCGGTGTGGTGGACGGCCTGCGGCAGCTGCAGACGAACGTCGGTATGCGGCCCTACCGGGTTTTTGCGGTGGTCGTGCGGTGGAGCGGTGGCGAGGTAGGCCGGGGCGATCCGGTGGTGGAAACCGAGGTGGAGCTCCTACCCACGCCGATGGTGCGACTTCGTGGGATCCGCTTCGAGAACAGGCCGGGCGGCAAAACCGATCGCGGCTATCTCGAAGTTTCGGAGATCTCGCCGCGGTACACGGAGGCCGAGCTTCTAAGCTCGTTTCACGTGAAACCCCTGACTGAAGCTCACGAAGCTTTTTACGAGGTGGTCCGCGACAATCGCGACGGAGCGCCCAGCGTCCGGCGGCGCTTCGTGCTGCGCGGCATGCCTGACCACGACGCGGAAAACTTCATGTGGGTTTTGAAGCTTTCGGCGCAGGATAAGGACCGCAGCAAGAGCGGCAAGCCTGCTCGGGCGGAGCGCGTATGGCGCAAATGACTCTCGCTCAGTTCCAGAAATACCTGGATTCGCAGCCGCCCAAGCTGAAGGCGGCGGTGGTGCGCGGCCTGCGCTCGGCGGCGCAGCGCGGGGTGGGTGTGGTGGTCGAAGAAATCGACAAGGCCGAGCCGTACCCCGCGGTCAACACGGGCAGCCTGCGGCAGAGCGCGCGCGCCGAGAACACCGAATACGGCGCGGCGATCGTGGTGGATGCGCCGCACGCCGCGCCGATCAACAACGGCACGCGCCCGTTCTATCCGCCGATCGGCCCGCTCGTGGTTTGGGCGATGCGCAAGTTCGGTGTGACCGAAAACGAGGCGCACAAGATCGCGCGCAACGTCGCCAAGAAGATTGCCGAGGAAGGGATCGAGCCTCGCCACTTCTTCGAGAAGGCGATGGCGCGCATGGACGCGATCATTGAAGCTGAGGTCGGGCGCGAATTGCAGGAGCTAAAGTGATGCGCACCGGCGACGTGATCGAGAATCCAAAGGCGCAGCAGTACCCGCTGATGCGTGTGCCGGGCACTGATCCGCAAAGCGCGGCGAAGCAAACCGTCGCCGAGTTTTTGAAGCGCGTGACGTTCACGATCAGCGCTGGCGACGATGGCAAAGCTACGCGATTCAACTTGAACGACGTGCGCTTCCGTTTTCCTCGCAACGGAGATCTGGATTACCCGATCGCATCGGTGACGGTGCCGACGAGCGACCAGCAGGCGCACAACTTGAGCCCAACACCGCTCGAGGACACTTGGAACCGGTACGCACCGAACAGCGTGCTGTGGAAGACGGCCGAGCTCGTGGCGGATCTGCAGGTGGACTTTTTCGTGAACGATGAACCCACGCAGGAGGCAATCGCGGCGGCGCTGCCGGCGCTGTTCAACCCGCGGGAGGATGCCGCCGGCGTGATGCTGCGCGGCCCGGCGACGTACTGGTGTCTGCCGGTGCGCGCCACGCTGATGGGCGATCCGGAGCGGTTCGGCGACACCGAGGAAGCCGTCTATTCGGGCGAGCGGCGCCTGCTGGTGAAGGTACGGACCGAGCTGGACGTGGTGCATTTGCGAGCGGTGCGGGCTTTGCGCCGTCCCGTGGGCTTTACCGACGTGCTCGATCCCAAGGACTAGTAGGCCCCCGGCCTGCGTGATAGCGTTCTGAGCATGGCTGGTTTCGTTCGTCGCTTCACGTTCGTGCCCACGATCGCCGTCATCAAAGAGATCGAGGGCGTGGTCATCATCGACTTGGCGCCGCCCGAGCCGGCGACGGGGGCGGGCACCGGTGCGGTGCTGGTCGTGGGAGAATTCGAAGACGGATTCTTTGCGACCGAACCCGAGGCCAAAGGCGCTGTCGAGGTGTTCGGCTCGCAGGACTACGCACAGAAGTTCGGATCGTTCGGCTTCACGTACGCCGGCGTCGTGGCCAACAACCCATGCGCGCGGCGACACATCGGCGAAGCGTGGAACGGAAACGGCTTTCTCAAAACGTTCAAGCTGAAGGCGTCGCGTTTGATGTGCGCGCGCGTCGACACCAGCGTGGGCTCGGTCTCTTTCGATCCGCTCGCGTTCATCGACGGCGGTGTCGGGCCGTTCGTGTTCGCTGCAGCGCAGACGATCGCGTTCACCACGAACACCGGCGCCGCTAGCAGCACTGCACTGACCGGTACCGTCGCAACGTCGGCGGGCGCTTCAGGCGTCTTCACGACCGTAACTTCGGGCGAGACGTTCGGGATTAAGATCGACGGCGGCCCGCAGATCAACGTGACGTTCGGCGCGGCTGACATCACGGCGGCGGCGCAGATCGCGCGCATCAACGCCACGCTGGGCTTCACGTGCGCAATCCTGAACACGACCGAGATCGACCTGCGCGGCCTGCAGGTTGGTTCGGGCGGGACCGTGGAGCTGATCGAGGTGACGACGGGCCTCTTGACGAAGCTCGGGCACACCGCTGGCGTGACGAGCGGGACCGGCACGTTCCCCAACCTGAACGCCGTGACGGCGGCGCAGCTGGTGGCGTTTATCAACGGCGTGGCCGGCTTGGGCGCGGTCAACCTGAAGGCCAGCACGGGCCCCGATGGGCAGGTGCGTTTCTACAACTCCACTTCGGTGGCGGCCGCGACAATCGCGATTGCCTCCGGAGCGATGGCGATTGCCGCCGGCGTAACTTCGCTCGGCGTGACCACGGCGCTGACCGATCATGAGGGCGGCACGATCGCGGCCGGCACTCGCGTGCGCACGGTGGGCGGGCTCGAGTGGGTGACCATGCAGACCCTGGACGTTCCGGCCGGCGTGCTCGGCCCGTACGTGGTGAAGGTGCGCCCGGCCACGGACAACGGCACGGCGGTGGGCACGACGGCGGGCACGGTGGTGACGATCGTGGACCCGGCCTTCGGCATGCTGAAGGTGACCAACCCGGCGGCGCTCGCTGCCGCGCTGAGTGAAAACGCGATCGATGCGAAGTACCAAGCCGCCTTGGACGCCACGCTCGATCAGTCTGGTGCAGCACGCGAGGCAAACTACCTGCTGATCGCGCGCCGCACGGATGCGGTGGTGATGGCGGGGCGCTCGAATGCCTACGCCGCGACCGAGCAGGGCCTGCTGGCGCGCAAGTTCGTGACCGGTGATCCGCTCGGCACCACGGTGAACGATGCGCTGGTGAACGTCGCGAAGTTCCGCGGCGACCGCGTGTTTTACACGAGCAAGGGCCTGAAGGTGACCATCCCTCAGATCCAGGAGCGTGGAACCGATGGCGGCGACGGCTTCAGCGCGGACGGTGTGATCACGGTGCGCCCGGATGGGCCGCTGACTTCGATCTGCGCGACGCTGCCGCCCGAAGAGAACCCGGGCCAGAGCACGGGCCTGATCGAGGACTTCTTCGAGGTCGACACGTCCGGCGAGACGCTTTCGATCGATTCTTACAAGGCGTATAAGCGCAACGGGATCGCAGTGCCGCGCCGTGACCGTCAATCGGGGATGGTGTTCCAGAGCGGCGACACGAGCTCGCTCGAGAGCGGGCGGCGCACGATGGCGCGCCGGAAGATGGCCGACTTCATCCAGGACACCGCAGCAGATCTCTTCAACCCGTTCGTGAAGAAGCTGAACAGCCAGGCGCGCCGGGACAAGGTGCGCGGCATTTGGGAGCAATTCTTGGGCGGCCTGCAGAGCGCCAAGAACCCCGCCGCTGCGCGCATCGAAGGCTTTACGGTCGACGACAGCGTGAACGCCGGCAACACCGCCGATGTGCTGGCGCTCGGCGTGTACTACTTGCTGACCGCGGTCCGCACGCTTCCGAGCATGGAGGATATCGTGGTGCAAACGAACATCGGCGAGAACGCCGTGATCAGCTCTAGCTGAAGCCCCGTCCGTCTGAAGGAAGAAAGAGAAACCAATGGGTCAGAGACTTAAGGGCCAAGAAGTAAAGACGGGCTTCACGAACCCGGACGGCGACCAGCCGAACCCGATCCTCGTCAACAACTTCGAATTCGAGGTCGATATCGAGATCCTCGAAGAGATGTACTTGGGCGAGGTCGGTAAGCGGTACGACGATCACTTCAACGGCTACAGCGGGCAGATCGAAGGCCACTTCGAAAACTTCGAGGACTGGATGCGCTTTCAACAGCGCGTCGAGGACCGCGCTACGCGGCGCACTGCTGCAGCCGGCCAGTTCACGGCCACGGCTGCGTTCGACCTTCCGAGCGGCGGCCGCGTGCGCCTCACGTTCGAAGACATTTTCTTTGGTGCGATGCCGACCCGCTCACCGGGTCAGGCCGAATACGTGGCGGCGACGCTGTCTTGGAAGTGCAGCACGCTCCGCCGCGTGTTCTAAAAAGGACCACGGCCCGGGCACGAGAAAACCGCTCGTTGGGGTGTTGCAGCTTCCTCCGCGCGCTTTCCGCCTCGTGTCCGGGCTTTGGGTGTTCGTTTGGAAAGGAACCCCAACATGACCGAGAAGACTGGAAGGGCTGCACGTGCAGCCGCTGAGCAACCGCAACCCGAAGCTACGCCGGCGCTCGACAGAGTGACGATCAGCCCGGGAGAGATCACGGCCGGTGAAGTGCCGCCGACTGAAGGCGAGGCAACCGAATCACCGCCGGCGCAGGAGCCGAAGTTCATCAGCTCGCCCGACTACAAGGGCGCCGATCTGGTTGACCGGCTGCAGGCGCGCCACTTGCCGAAAGGTCAGGCTGCGCTGAGCGCTACCGAGATCGTGAAGCGCCGAAAGCTGAGCTTCGACATTGATGGTGTCGACTGCGAACCGGACATGTTCGTTGACGAGGAAGGCAACTACATCACGTTCAACGTCACGCTCCGCAGCTTGAGCAGCGCGCAAGAGATCGAGGCGCTGCGCGGGATCAAGGATGGCACCATGGCGCCGTTCGTGATGTGCCGCTATTCGCTGTACGCCATCAACGGCAAGGTGCTGAGCGAGAACCAGCGGGACTTTTATTGGGAATGCCTTGGCTCCGTTGGGCGCCAGATCTGTCTGGCAGGCTTCAACGGTTTGGGGGCAGCCAGTGAAGGCGCCATGGGAAAATTCTTGAGCACGAGGTCCGAGGACTGATGGGCCTTTGCCCGTTCCCCCTGGCGATGATGATCGCCAAGGGGATCACGTGGCGAAAGGCTGGCATTCAGCAAGGCGTCGACAAGGTTATGCGCCGCGTGGCGTACGCAACACGCTACGGCGGCGCGACGCTGACCGAGGCAATGGGCCTGGATCAGCTTGTTTTGCAGGACTTTATCGAGGCAGTGGCTGAGATCGTGCGGGAGGAAAACAAGAGCTCGCGCAGCTGATAGACTGCTTTGGCGATGCCGAATCATGAGATCCGAGCCGACCTAATCGGCAACGACAAGGGAATGAGCCAGGCTTTCGGGCGCGCTTCAGGCAGCGCCCAGAAGCTTGAACGCTCGATCGGCACGGCGCAGAGCGCGGCCGATTCGCTCTTCTCGAAGCTGCTCGCGATCGGCGGCACGTACGCCAGCTTCAACACCGCGTTTGGGATCTTCAGCCGGCTGACGAGCTCGGCGATCAAGTACACGAGCGCACTCGAAGCAACGAAGATCGGGCTGAGCTCGATCATGTCCGCCGTGGAAAACGTTCCGTGGGAACGCGCCACGAAAATGGCGAACGTGGCTTTTGAGAAGATCAAGAAAATGTCCATCACGTCGCCGGGCTCGGCGCAGGACATGTTCGGCATCTTCAACGGGATCGTGGGCCCCGTGCGCGCTGCAGGTGCGCCGCTCGAGAAGGTTTACAGCCTCACGAACGACACGACCCTGGCAGCTGCTGCGCTCGGTGTCGACTTCCAGCAGGCGTCTCGTGACATCAACATGATGATGCGCGGCGCCGCTGGCGTTGACGTAAAAATGTTCTCGCTGCTGAAGAGCACGGGGGCAATCGCAGAGAGCACCGAGCAGTGGAACAAGAGCCTGACCGGTGCGCAGCGCGTCGAGAAACTGAGCGCGGCGCTGGCGAAGTTTGCCGGCTCGGGCGAGGCGTTCGGGCACAGCTGGGCTGGCGTCATGTCGACGTTTCAAGGGCTCACGGACGAGCTCAAGCGCACGACGTTTCAGCCACTCATGAAGGCTGTGGCGCATACGGTCGACGGCTTGAACGACGTGCTCGACAAGCACAGCGATCGGATCGGGCGTTCGTTCGAGTGGCTTGGCGACAGCATGGTGCGCGTGTGGGATTCGACCTTGGGCCGGCTCGACTGGAACCAGGTCATGATCAAGTTCGAGCGCGGCGTGGTGGTGGTGGGGAACGCCATGCAGACGGCTGCGCATTGGGCTGACGAGCTTTCCAACAATTGGGGAAGGCTCACCAAGGGGATCAGCGACGCCATGCCCATGCTGAAGATGGCGGCGGGGATCTATCTTGGGCACCGCGTCATGGGCGCGCTCGGCGCCGGCGGCGCTGGTGGGGGCGGTGTCGCGGCAGCCATGGGCGGCGGCGGCGGAGCTCCGGCCGGCGGCAAGTCTGGCGATTGGCGCTCGCCTTTTGCGAAGCTCGCATCCGGTGGCGAGGCTGCCGTGGCGGGATCGCTCGGCCCGGTCGCTGGCTACGCTGCCGGCAAGGGGGCCAGTGGGATGGGCTACAAGACGGCGGCGGCGGCGTCGCTGCTGATGCCGTTCGCGGCGCCGGGGCTGTTCCTGCAGGCCTACCTGAACCAGGGCAAGGGGGAGGAAGGCGCCGGCGCGCCCGGCGGCGGGGGCGGTGGTGGTGGCGGCGCTGGCGAAGGACTAGGCGGCCTGGCGACGCTGGCCAACAGCGTTAGCGCGGCGCTGGTGGTCACAGAGCACTGGAGCCGGATCAACGCGGCGTTCGCGCCCACGGTGGAAGAAGCCGAGCAGTCTACCGCCACGCTCGCGAAGGCTTCGCTGAACGCGGGCACGGGCGTGGCGCGGCTCTGGGGGCAGATCGAAGTGTTCGCCGCGGGCATCGGAGCCACCTTCATGCCGGTGCTGAGCAAGCTGCAGGAGGCGATGGCGGGCGTGATGGATCACGTGTCGATGTGGGCCGACAACATCAACTACTACCTGGCGCCGGCGTTCGACTACGCGATCGGGAAGATGGGCGAGATCGCGGTTGCCATTTCGAAGTTTCTCGATCCGCTTGCAAAGTTCTTCAAGCTGAAGACGAACGAGGGTTGGGAGAAAGACACCGCCGAGTACACCGGCCAGAATCTTGACTACACGATGCTGCAGAAGACGACCACGCCGTCTGACTTCGTGACGCCGAATGCGCGCAAGCCGTCCAGTGTTACGAACGTGAACGCGAGCGGCGCGCGCGTGACTATCAAGCAGAGCTTCGGCGATCAGGATCCGGACCGCGTGGTGCAGCTGATGATGAATGACTTGACCACACAAGCGGAGTCGCGGCTAACCAGCGCGTTCGCTCCGGCATTTACGAGGTAACGCCAAATGGTTCTCCGCGCGCCTGCAGCTTTCGAAAGCATCATCAACACGACGCTCGACGCTTTTGGTCTGCTCAATTCCACGAGCAGCCGCGCCGGGACTTCGATTGAGATTCGGCAGATCGAAGGCAGCGATCCTGTGACGGTGGTGCTCAAAGATCGAGCGATGCCGTACCAGGAGCCGAGCTTCAAAGCCGTGCTCAAAACGAAGAAGACGACCTATCCCGGCAACCCGGTGGCGACGCAGCAGGTGCTGAACCCCGACGACGACAACACGACGTTTGAAGGGATGTGGAAGGAGCGCTTTCTGAAGGGCTCGATCGGCGTGAACGATAATTTCGATGCCGTGACTTCGGTGGACCAGGCGCTCGCGGTGTTCGAAAACTTGGCGCGCGCCGGCAAGCTCGTGCGCGTGCAGTGGCTTTCGTTCGTGCGCGTAGGGCTCTTGGTTGGGTTCGACGTGAAGCCGCAAAACGCGGTGGACATGAAGTGGGAGCTGGAGTTTGAGTGGCAGAGCCGTGATGACTCGCTGGTCGGATCGCGCGCGGCCGCGTTCGAAGTTCCAAGCCCTGACGACCTGCTGAACCTGCTGAACACGATCGAGGACATCGTGACGATGGCGCCGGGCCTGGTGCAGTCGTTTAACGCGGTGATCGTTTCCGCGATCCGTGACATCGGGGACAAGCTGGGCGAGGTGGTGAACCTGCTGCGCGTGGTGGAGGCTGTGGTCTCGCTGCCGGCGCAGGTAGAGGGGGCGATCCGGGCGGCGGTGCTGTCGCTGGTGCGGCAGGTGCAGGAGCTCACCCGGAAGCTTTCCGACCGGTGGAACGAGTCGGTGATGGGCAAGGCGCTGGCGCTCGGCCTGGCGACCAGCACGACCAGCCCCACGGTGGCGGGTTCGCAGAGCTCGGCGCTGACTTCCCAGGCCTCCTATGCGGCCTGGAGCCGCTCGCTGACCCTGTCCCTCGGCACGCTTTCGTTCGCCGCACAGCGCGCCTACCAGGGCGTGGCAGAGCGGGTAAAGCCGCAGGGCCTGCGGGTGGTGACCGTGGCCGAGGGGGAAACCCTCTACAGCCTGGCAGAAAAGCTGTACGGCTCGCCCGACTTCGCCAATTTCCTGGCGGTGGCCAACGGGCTGACTTCGGTTCGGGTGCCGCCCGGTTTCCAGCTTCGCGCGCCGGGGCGACCGTTCGGCGCGCTCGGGCAGCTCGAAATGAGCGGCGGTAAGCAGTCGGGGGCCGCAGGCTCTTTCTGATGGCCATCTTCCGCCCAAGCTGCCGGGTGCGGCTTCAGCTGCGCCTTGATGAACTGAACGACGTGGAGCGCCTACGCGCGGGGCTCGAGAACGGCGAGGGCTTTACGTCGCCATCGCTGATCGCGAGCTCGGGGCCGGCGGATGCGCTGGCGAAGAATCAGCAGGCGCGGCAGGGCGTGCAGGCGATGCGCACGGCGATCCCGAAGCCCGAGCTCGAGAAGCAGCTGGCGGCGCTGGACGCAGAGCGCACACGGATTCAGCGCAAGGCGTACGGCGGCGACGCAGCGCAGAAGCCGGAGAGTCTCGAGAAGCGGCCGCCCGACAACCGCACGCTGGATCTCGATTTGATGCCGGACGAGTGCAACATCAATCGGTCCAACCTGAAGGACTGCACGACGGCAGAGATCCGGATGAAGTGGCGCGACGTGCCGATCGACCCGCGCGTGGTGCGCTCGGCGCTGGTGATCGCAACGATCGGAGCCGTGAGCGCAGACGACTGGGCGGCGGGCATGCAGGGGCGCCGGCGCGCGAGCGACGGATCGCTCTTGTCGGTGATCAACCGCACGCCGGGGCAGGAGCTGCAGTTTACTTCCAGCAGCCGGTTCGTAGGTTTCGCAGACGAGTGGAACGTCGAATTCACGGACGACGGCGACAGCATCACGATCAGCGGGCGCGACGTTAGTTGCCTGATGCGCGATCAGCAGCTCGAAACGGAGCACGGGATCAACCTGGAGCTGCCGATCGCGGAAGGCGTGCGCGAGCTGCTGAACCGCTTCCCCATGACGCGCGGCATGCAGGTGGTGTACGGCTTGCCGCGCGACCCGAACGATCCGCTGAACCAGATCACGGAAGAGCCGCTCGGCCCCGTGCCGGCAGCGAGCTCGGAGGTGAACGGCCCGATCCCGCCGAACAACGGACGCACCAAAAACGGCAAGCTCCGCCGGCCCGCGCGCGTGAAGAAAGGGGACGAGCGCGAAAGCGTTTACGACCACATCACGAAGGTGTGCCAGAAGCTCGCGCTCGTCCCGGTGATGCGTGGGTTTACGTTGTACCTGCTGGAGCCTCGTACGCTCTTCGCGGACCCGTCACGGCGCCGCAAGATGGTGTGGGGCAAGAACCTGAAAACGCTTTCCTTCAGCCGTCGGCTCGGCGGCGTGAAGTGCGAGACGATCGAAATGCGCTCACCCAACCCGGCGCTTGGGCGGACGCTCTGGGCGCGCTACCCGGTGTTCGCGGGGCAGCCGGCAAGCGGTCTACTCGGGCAAGGCGGAAGCCCGCAGCCGAGCAAGACGCGGCAGGTGGTGGTCGGGCCAACGGGCGCGGTGGAGGAAACGATCCTGGTGCAGTACGTGCGCGGGGTCAGCGACCTGAAGCTGCTGGAGCGCATCGCCCACAACGTGTTCGAAGAGATCGGGCGGCAAGAGATCGAGGGCTCCATTTCTACGGATGAAGTGGATTCGTTCGAGTCGCTGGTGGAGGCCGACCTGCTCGATCTGCAGCCAGGCGACCCGATGGAGATCTTGGTGGCGAAGCCGAACCGAATCGAGCAGAGCGATTCGGACAACGGGATCGCCAGCATCAATCCGTTCGCCAACGATCCGCCGGTAAGCAGCATCAGCAGCGAGCTGCAGCGGCTGAGCGCGCTGTCGATCGGGCAGCGCAAAGAGTACCTGAAGGGCTTGGGTTTCAGTGACACCGCAGCGCAGCGGCTTGCCGAGATCCAGGAGCAAGCGCGGCTGACGAGCATCTTCCGGATCGGGCACGTCAATCTGAAGTTCACCGCGGACGATGGGATCGAGATCGACGCTGACTTCCACAACTACATCTACGTGCGCGAAGATCCGTCGGCCGAAACGAAGCCGCGACAGTCACCCACCACGCTGAGCGGCGCCGCTGCTGCGGCTTCGCAGGTGAGCAAGTGACGCGCTCTAGCCGGCGTAAGCATTGGGACGTTTCGCGCGTGCGCGAAGCGGTGAAGGGCGCGGGCATTGATCCACGCACGTGGGTGACGGCTGCGCGCGTCGAGGACGTTTACTGGGACGACCAGTTGGGCTGGCTCACTCTGGTGCGCGCGTACGGTTCGGAGCTGGAGGGCGTGGAGCTCGAATGTCGTGCGGCATCTTCGCTCGCTGGCATTGATGCTGGTGAGTACCTGCCGATCCCGAAAGGCGCTGAGGTGCTGCTGAGCTTGCCGGCGGCATCGACCGAGGATTACGAGCCGCTGATCGTCTCGGGCCTAACGAACGAAGAAGACAAGGCGCCGACCGAGATCAACGGGATGCCGATCGACGGTGACCTGAAGACCAGCACCGACGCGCGCGTGGCGCCGGCGGACACCGAGATCAAGGTTTCTCCCTACGCGCGGCGTGAGCAGTACACGGGGCAGCATTTCGATCAGGCCAAGCGCCATGTGCTCAAAGCGGACGACACCGAGAATGGCGTGCTGCTCGGATCCGAGAACGCGGCGAAAAGCTTCGTGCGTGGCGAAGAGCTGATCGATCGGCTGATTCAGATTGTTGACGGCCTTTTGCAGGTGCTGCCGACGGGCGCAGTGCCTGGACCGATCCCGGTGACCTTCACGGGGTTGCCTGCGTTTCAACTGCAATGGGAGGCGCCCGTTGTCGGTTTGAAGGCGCAACTGCAGCAGGCGGGCGTCGTGCTTTCGAAGAAAGTCAAGGGCGAGTAAGCTCGGATCATGAGCGGCGGATTCGGTACAAGCTTCGGCGCGGTCCCTTTCGGCGGCGCCATCTTTGACCTGCTGCCGCTGTCGTTCGTGCAGCTCGCTGCGAATCTCGTGGCGGCGACCGTAAGCGGCGACGCAGCGGCGAAGCTGATCCCGAAAAACTGGACGGTGACGCCCTTGGATCCGGACGCGCATCCGCGGCTCGTGCAGTCGGCGCAGGACGTGAACGCGGACAACGAAGGCAGCTTTGACATTCCGCAGCTCGTGCTGGTGCAGCTGCCGATCACGCTCTTGGCGATCGATGGGGTGCTGAGCTACGGCAAGCGTTACCGGATCTCGTTTGGCGGTGCGGACTTTGACTTCACCGCGTTGAAGGCTTCGGCGACGGCGGCGCCGGCGGACATTCGAACCGACAGCGGCTTTCTGTGGGACATCGCCAACCCCTACTCCCCGCGTGACGCGCTCGTGTTTCCGGCGCAGCTCGGTACGTATCAGGTCACTGCAGCGGGTGATCTGGGAACCGACAAGACAGGCGAGGCCGGACTTCGAAAGCGCATCGTGCGGCGTGTGTTCGCGGCGAGCGGCTCTTTCTTTCACTTGCTCGGGTACGGCGCAGGCGTCCAAGTGAAGGGGCTGCTCACGGTGGACATGCTGCGCAGGCTTTCCGCGCGCATCCGTCCGCAGGTGCTGCAGGAGCCCGAGGTGCAAACCTGCACGTGCCGACTATCGCAAACACCGCAGGATCCGAGCGTGGTTAGCTGCGTTATTGACGCGGTGACGAGCGCCGGCGCGGTCCAGACCGTGGTTCCGATCCGGCTTCCCTGATAGGCTCCTGGCCATGTCCGTGGCCCTGCCGACGAGAGAAGACTACTTCCAGATCGGCGCGCGCGATGTGTTCGCCCGCGCGCAGCTCCGGCAGAAAGCCACCCGGCTATCCCCGCAAGCCGTTTTCACGCCGGGGACGGACATCAACATCATCATCGCAGCGGCAAGCGCGATGGGCGACGAAGCCACCCGCCACTTGGGGCTTCGGATCGCGGCGCTTTATCTCGACAGCGCCGAGGGCGAAGATCTCGATCGGCTTGTCGCGGACCGCTTCTCGCCCACGGTAGTGCGCAAGCAATCGGCGCAGGCGGTGGTGCCGCTCACGTTCAGTCGTTCGATCCCGCCGAGCTCGGGCACGCCGATCACGTTCGACGTGGGGCGCAAGTTCAAGACGCAGAACGGTCTGCAGTACGAGCTCGTTGAATCGGCGAGCTTCGCGCTGAACAGCTCGGGGCCGGTGACGGCGCGCGCGGTGGCTTCGCTTTCGGGCGAGGTGGGCAACGTTGCTGAAGGCGCAATCAACCAGTTCGTGGACGCCCCCGGCGATGCCACGATCTTGGTAACGAATCTCGAGCCGGCCGCCGGTGGTGTCGACGTGGAGACCGACGCGAGCTTGCGCGAGCGGGCGCGTGCGTTCTTTCTGGCAGCGCGGCGCGGCATCCTTTCGGCGATCGAATTCGGTGCGCTCACGGTGCCGGGCATTGCGTCGGCCGTTGGCGAAGAGCTAATCGGCCCCGACGGTTTCCCGAACGGCTACGTGCGGCTTTACATTGCCGACAAGAACGGGCAAGCGAACACGGTTCTAGCCAACGCTGTGCGGCTTGCGCTTCGCGAATACCGCGGCGCCGGCGTGCCGGTGGCGGTGGTCGTGAGCTCGCCCACGTTCCTGAACGTCGCGTACCAGGTGGGCTTTCAGGTGGGCGTCGATCAGCAGCGCGCCATTCAGCAGCTGAAGACGCTGACCGTAAACGCCATGTCGGTGCTGGCGCCGAACGAGGCGCTCCGTAGCAGCATGCTGATGGCGCTGGCGCGCTCGGTGCCGGGTCTGATCGTGCCGAACACGGCGATCGTGAATCCGCTGGGCGACGTGTTTCCGGACACGGGGCGAACCATCCGCACGACTTTCGATCGCGTGCTCGTGAACGGGCTTTGATCCATGGCGCTCAGACCCTTCACACAAGCTGACTTCCTGAACCTGTGGCGCGCGGTGTTGCCGCTCGACTACACGGAAGGGATCGAGAACGAGGCGCAAGGCGCAGGCTTTGATGTGCCTTCGCTGCAGGCGGCGATCTTCGCTGGCTTCGAGGATAATCTGAACATCAGCCAGCAAGCTTATTTCTTGCGGCAGCACTCGATTCAGACGGGGCCAACGGCTTCCAGTGGCGCCAAGGCACGCACGACACTGCAGCTCTTTCGCGCGGCGCCCGTGCTCGGCGATCTGCTGGTGAACGTGGGGCAGGTGTTCCTGGCCACGGCGACCGATAGCTTGGGCTCGCTGCTGTCGCTTGGGCGCTTTCTGGCGGTGCAGAGCGTGACGCTGCCGGCGGGCAGCACGGGGCCCGTAGCTGTGGAGGTGGAGGCCGAATTCGAGGGCTACACCGGCAACGTTTGGCCCGGCGTGATCGCAGCGTTTGAGCCGCAGGGGCGGCTGACTGTTCCGGCGATCGTGACTGCTACGAACGAGGTGCGCCGCTCGGTGGCGCCAAACGAAGTCAACGCGGATCGCTTCAATCTTGGATTGCTCGGGCGCATGATTCGGTTCGTGCCGGTCGGCACGCTGACCACGCCCGACGCCGACGTGCCGCGCAAGGTCGTGGGGGCGTACCTGGTTTCTGATGAGGTCGCGCTGCAGTTCGACCCGCCACTCGATCCGGCGGACGTGCTGGAACCCGTGCGCGTGGAAGTAGAAGAGATGGCGGATCTGGGCGTGACCGTTACGCAGCCGGACCCCGCTGTCGGTGGTCGTGTTGACGGTCTGAGTGCCATTAGCGCCGAGCGCAAGATCGAGCGCGTATCGGGCGAGACTGACGAAGCTTTCGCCGAGCGCCTGGTGGAGCTCCCGGACACCGTTAGCCCTAATGCGATGGAGCGGATCCTGACGCGCGTGCTAACGCCGTTCGGGATCCCGTGGTGCCTTCACGAGACCGGCGAAGTGGACGAGCTGATGGGCTTCACGTGGGACCTGCACCCGTGGGACATCGGCGAGCCCTGCGGCTGCGGCGTGACCGAGCCGATCGGAAGTGAGCTCGTGGGCAGCGGGATCGTGTGGATGAGCGAGGGCACCGCGACCCGCTTTTTCATCGTGTGCGTTGCCTTGACCAACGTTGACGACGTGGGCAGCGCGTGGGATTCGGACGGCCCGGCAGACTTCCCCGCTGCGTGGGGTGAGATGGTTTGGGACGGCACCGACGCCGTGTTTCTTTCTGCCATCGGCCGGGCTTACGACGCGATCAACGCGGCGCGAGAAGCGGGCATTGGGTTTACGATTGTGCTGGACGATAGTCTGTGAAAGGGATCTGAAATGGCCAAGAGCAAGCGCATCAACATTTTGACGCTGGAGCGTGCGCAGCACGAGGACTTGTTGCGTGGTGATGCCTTCACGATGGCCAGCACACTCGAGATCTTGCGCGGCCTGCACGACGATCAGCGATGGCCCATGACCCTGCCGGGTTACGTGGTGCGTTCGACTGCCACGGCAACCCCGCTGCGCGCTCACGTGCTCGGCGGCTTGCTCGTGCGGCCCGACAACAACACCTACCTGACGGTCGATGATGGCGCGCTCGCAGCGGCGATCACGCCGGCGAACAGCGATGATTCGATCCTGGAGCTCGTGGACGATCCCGGCGTGACCGATCCCGGCGCGCTGGTGTTCGTGGCCAACGCGGCGGGCGACCCGCGCTTGGATATCGTGGAGGTGTCGGTGGTAGACACTGCGCTCGAGACGACCACGCGAGGTGTGTTCAACACCACGACGCGCAACTTCGTTCCCACGTCGGTGGACAAGGTGCAGGCTCCGCGCCTGAGCTACCGAATTCGGCAGGGCACCGCGGGTGCAGGTCTGCCGGCGGCGGCGAGCGGGTGGCTTGCGCTCGCGGTGATCTCGCATCCGCCGGCGAGCGCATCGTTTGCCGATTGCATCATTTGGGACGTGCGGCCGCTGGTCGCGGACCGCGTGCAGTTCGGTACGCCGGCGCTCGATCCGCTTGGGAGCCGAAGCAAGTTCGAGCAACCCGTCGATGGTCGCTGGCGCTCAAATGATGCCGATGGCGTGGAGGGCTACGCGCTCAGCCAATTCAACGGCTATCTCGCGGGCGGTCAGCTGCTGAACATGTACAGCACGTTCACGGCGGCGCAGGACCCGGCGTTCGCCATGACGGCTAACACGCTGATCCACTTGGTTGCAGCTTTCCCAGGTGGGCTGCCGCGGTGGGTGAAGTACGCGCAGACCGGCGCCGACGGCATCGGCGGCTTGCGCGTGCCTGTCGGCATTCGTGGGATCCCGGTTTTCACGAACGATCAACCGAAGTCCGATGGCCGTTACGACAGCGTTACGCTGGCCACTGAGCTCGGGTTCACGTCGGATGCGCCCGGCGTCGCGCTCGTTACTTTGATGGTCGACAACACGGGCACGCACGCGGCCGGCACGTGCGTGGGGCGCAAGGTGAGCTTTGGCCTGAACGTGCTGGGCGCGTTGCCGGGCATCGCCGGCGTTGCTTCGAACCAGGTCAAGTGGACCTTCAGCCCGCGCAGCGGCGTGATCGTTCCTGCGCACGCACGCTCGATCGATCTGGAGTTTCAGTTCACCACGTCGGCTGATGGGTACCTGGAGCTGTTCGTGAAGAAGCAGACCGGCGACACGGACGGGCTCTTTCACGAATTCATTTCGGCAAGCCTCGCGGGTGGCACGACGGGCAAAGTCACGGTGCGAAATATCCCGCTCAACACCGGTCTGCCGTGGGTTGCCGATGGCGGCGGTGTTTCGGCGCAGACCTACATTCAGCTGAATTCGCAGGCGGCGCTGAGTGCCTGCGTTGCGTACGTGGTGGGATACTCGCTCTGACTTGTTAGCGGGGGGGCTCTTATGAGAGCCTCTTCGCATGGATCAAGTTACTGCCTGGATTGCGGCCCGCCCGCTCTGGTTCTGTTACCTGCTGTTTGGTGTGCTGGCGCTGCTGCTCGCTCGCAAGTCGCAGGTCGATGCGTGGGTGGAAGCTCACCCGAGGATCGGCGGTATCATGAAGGCGCTGCGCGGCGCGGGGCTCGACCCTTGGCTGATCGTGCAGGGCATTTGCCTGATCGTACTAGGTCGCCTGCCGAAGAAGCCGGTGATCGATACCAAGCCGAAGCCCCCGTCTGCGCTGGCTCTGCTGCTGCTGTCGCTTGGCCTGGCGTTGTCGGTTGCGACACTGCAGCCTGCGTGTTCGTCACTGCCGCCGCCACCGTCGAAGGCGCAGGTGATTGAAGCAAGCAAAGCGCTAGCCTTCAACGAAGCGGCTGTCGCGCTGGCGCTCTTGGATGAAGCCGAGACCAAACGCCAGGACGCTATCGCGCAACCAACGGACGCGCAGGTCGTGCAGGCGTCGGCTCGCGTGGCGCTGCTGCGTACCGCGCGCAATGACCTGGAGCTAGTCCGCGACTGGATCGAGGGCACCAGCGATGCCGATGGTCCGCGACTGATTCACGAGGCGATCGAGAACCTGCAGAGGGTGGTCGACTCGGTGAAGGCGGAAGGCGGCACGGTGCCGCCCGAAGTCGAGAAGGCGATCGATTTGGGAGGCAAGTATCTATGACGACACCGGAACAGATGGCAGTGAAGCTCTTGGGCCCGCTCGTGCAGGAGGTAGGGCGCTGGATCGCGGGCAAGGAAGCGCCAGGTTCGAAGCGCCCGGCGGTGCTTTCTCTCTTACCGAACGAGCTGCAGTCCGAGGTTGCGTTGGAGCGCTTGAAGGCGCGGAACGCGCTCGGGCACAAGCTCACGGATGCCGAGAAAGGCACGCTCGGGATCAAGCCTGCGCCCGACGGTGAAGCCGTGGAGCTGCCGGCGCAGCAGAGCAATCTGAAGGTGACGACCGGCACGCCGGAAAGCTGAGCGATGCACCCCGAGGTTGCTGCAGCGTGGCGTGCGTTTACGGAGCCGCTCGAGGGTTACGTGACGAGCATGTATTGCGACGTGAAGGGTTTGATCACGACCGGCTGCGGTAACTTGATCGATCCGGAGCCGGCCGCGCTGCAGCTGCCTTGGAAGCACGCCAACGGCGAGCTTGCAACCGTGGGCGAGATCTCGGCGGCGTGGCGCGCGCTGAAGGCGCAGCGCGACAAGTACGCAAAGCTCCATTGGAAGTACGCCGCGCAGCTGAACGATCTGCGGCTGAGCGATCGAGATATCGACGTGCTCGTGCTGAACAAGCTGAACAGCAACGTGGCCTACCTGCGGCGGACGTTCAGCAGGTGGGACACCTTCCCTGCCGATGGGCAGCTCGGGATCTTGTCGATGGCTTGGGCAGTGGGCCCAGGCTTCACCAAGGCGTTCGGCAATTTTACGCGGCTCGTGCTCGAAGGCGATTGGGGCGGCACGATCGCGAAGGACGCGAGCGGGGGATACGCGGCGAAGATTCGCGAAGCCGGCAACCCAGGGATCGTCCCGCGCAATGCTCGCAACCGGCTTTGCTTCGCGAACGCCGAGCTCGTGGCGCGTGGCGCTTTTGACGTGGACCGGCTGAACTGGCCAAACGTCGTGCCACCTACACCTAGCGCAACAGTCAACAAGTCGGCCGCGGATGCCATGCTCGAAGCTAAGCAGCACAACGATGAAGCGATGGATCGTTTCGTGCGTGAAGAGATCGAGCGCGTACGGCAGGGGCTAAGCTCCGGCGCCGCGCTGCGTGCCTACGAAGAGACCGACACATGAACAAGACTCGGGCGATTAGCGAAGAGACGCAAATGCGGCTGCTGCTGAAGAAGCTGACCGATCATGTTCTGGAGCTGCGCGAAGATCAGCGGAAGAACAACATCGTGATCCAAGCGCGATTCGACGAGCTCGACGGCGAGCTGAAGAAGCTGCAGCGCAAGGTCAACGGTGTTGCTATCCTTGGCGGCGATACGTTCAAGAAGACCGTGGACCTACATGTGAAGTTGATTGGAACCGCAAGCGGACTAGGGAAGCGCGTCTATGACCTGGAGCAAGAGCGAACACAGCGCAAACCGCGCTCCGGTCGTGCTCCTGGTCGAGGATGAAGAGAAGCTTCTCGAAATCCTGGTGAGGCACCTGCGGAAGTGTGGCCTGGTCGTACATGGTGCGCCTTCGGCGATCCATGCGCTGCAGATCCTGGACACCGAGCTGGTGGACATCGTGGTTTCCGATCTGCAGATGCGCGGCCCCAACGGCTTGCGGCTGCTCGAGACGGTGCGCGACTGCTGGCCAAATCTCCGGCGGATCCTGCTGACCGGCTACGCCACGCCCGAGGCGCGTTCATCCCCCGCAGTGGACATGATTCTGGACAAGGGCGAAGATGCGGCCTTCGTGATCGATTCGATCGTGAACGAAGCGCACCGAGCAAAGGGAAGGAATGTCCAAGGAAGATGACGATCTGCGGGCCGTAGCAGCGGAGCTCGTGGAGCGCCGGCGGCGCCAAACCGTGGAGGAAGAAACGCCGGAGTCGATGCCGCCGCACCGCCACTTGGTAAAAACCAAGCGCAACGCTGGCGAGCTCGCAAAGGCTGCCATGGTGCCTGGTGCTGGCCTGGTGGGCGTGGTTGCTTTGGTTCAGCAGCTGCTGAGCGCTCACGTTTCGCCCGAGCAGCTGAAGGCGCTGCAGGAGCGCGTAGACCAGATCGAGACGGACCGCACCGCGCGCCGGCAGACGGAGTATCAACGCGACCTGATCGAAAACTGCAGGACCGAACAGGTTGAGGGTTACGTGCAGTCGCTGCTGCCACGGCGCGATCGGCAGGTTGGGCAGCCCGCACAAGCGTGGTTCGACCAATGCCCAAAGATGCCGGACGCGACGACTGGACCGAAGCCCGCGGCGAAGTGATAGCCTCGTGGCGTGGAAGCGCGAAACGTACGGGTGCAGTACATGGCTCTTGGTCCGCTTCGAAAAAAGGCGGATGAAGAGAACCCAAAGGATCACGACATTGCCGGGATCGAGGCTTCGTTTCTGCGGTGGGGGTTCACTGAACCCGTCACGCTGAACGAGCACACCGACAAGACGCTAGCCGGGCACGGTCGGCTCGAGACACTCGAGCAAATGAAAGAGGCCGGCAAGAAGCCGCCGGTCGGAATCAAGGTCAAGGGCACCGAGTGGCTGGTGCCGGTGCTGCGCGGGATTTCGTTCAAAGACCGGGACGAGGTGCGCGCGTACATCCTGGCAGTCAACCGACTGACCGAGCACGGCGGCTGGTCGCTTCCCAAGCTGTCGACGGTGCTGTCTGGTTTGATCGAGCGGCGGGTGAAGCTCGAAGGGACCGGCTACAGCTTGCGCGAGGCGCAGCGCGTGGTCGCTCGCGGCGCAGTTCGCGTGACACCGAGCAGCCCGCCGATCCCGGAAGTGAAGCAGAGCCGGGTCAAGCTCGGCGAGGTGTACGCGCTCGGCGATCAGCGGCTGGCCTGCGGCGACGCGCGCGACCAAAATCTTTGGCGGCGGCTGCTGATCACGGAACGCGCCGAGCTCGTGATGGGCGATCCGCCGTACGGCATGGACAAGAACTTCGATTCAGACGGGCTAAAAGCCGCGAAGCTGGACAAGTTCCAGACCGAATGGTGGGCAGCGGTTCGGCCTTTTCTCGCGGACAACGCGAGCGCGTACGTGTGGGGCAACGCCGAAGATCTGTGGCGCTGGTGGTGCGGCTCGCTCTTGCCCTGGTGCGCTGAGCGCGATCAGTTCGTGACGTTCAACAACGAGATCGTTTGGGATAAGGAATATGGGAACGGCCAAGGCACGAGCGCGATCCGGAGCTACCCCATGCTCACCGAGCGCGCGCTCTTCTTTGGACTTGGGCGCCAAGGCTTCGGCAACAAGAACCAGGATCGCTATTGGGAAGGGTGGGACGAGCTGCGCCTATACCTTGCGAGCGAAGCCGAAGCCGCCGGCGTCGATGCGAAGAAATGCAAAGAGCTGACCGGGACCAACATGCACGCGCATTGGTTTGGCAAATCGCAGTGGTCGCTGATCGCCGAGAAGCACTACGCGACGCTGCAGAAAGAAACCGGCAAGTTCAAACGGAGCTACGAGAAGATCTCGAAGCTGCACGGTCAACTTCTGCAGCGCTTCAACGAATGGCTGGAGCACGAGCGGTGCTTCTTCGATGCGACGCACGACCCGGCGATGGGTGACGTGTGGCGCTTTCCGCGAATCGAAAAGGCCGAGCGCTTCGGGCACGACACGCCGAAGCCGATTGAGCTCGGCGTGCGGATCCTGCGCTCGAGTCTCCGGCTCGGCGGCATCGTGGTGGAGCCGTTCGGCGGCACCGGGCCCATGCTCTTGGCTGCCGAGCAGACCGGGCGGCGGTGCTTCACGGCCGAGCTCGATCCGATCTGGTGCGAAGTCATCCTCCGGCGGTGGGAGGGTTTCACCGGTCGAAAAGCACAGAAGCTAGAAACGCCTGCGGGCACGTAATAAGCTCGCGGCATGGTGACTGCCCTCCTGAAGTTTTCGCAAGGCGCGACCGTCGGCAATGATGGCGAGGCGCTGAAGGGCAACCTTAGCGACGATTTCCTGGTAGCGAACAGCGACAACACCGGGGTTGGCTCTTGGGAGATTCAGATCCTAGAAGTGCCGTACGGCTCTTCAACTCCGAAGGGCGTACTGGCGCAGGGCAACAGCGCAACGCCGGCGGGCACGATCACACCCGATGCGCTCGGCGGCTGCTACCGCATTCAGCTGAAGGTGTGGCCGCTCGCAAACCGCCAGGGCCAAGTCGACACCGACATTCGATGCATTGGCCTGGACGGCGCTAACGGCTTGTGCGCTCCGCCGCCAATGGTGTGGCCGCCATGCTTGCCCGACCCGCGTTCAACGCTGCCGGGCAAGAAGCCCAACGAGATGAACTTCGGGGGGCAGGATGGCGGGTGGTCGGGGCAGGGCGCTGATGGGTTGGTGCGCCACGCGATCCGTTTGATCGCTGCTGCTGGTGGCGGTGGTGTTCGGCTCGCTCAATTGGTTTTGGCTTCGGGTGGGCCCGTCGTATCGAATGATCCAGGTCACACCGGAAACTTTTTCGCGGTGGACGAAAGTCTTTCCGGCACCTACGCCTACTCGGGCAACGCTCTATTTGAAGCCGCGACCAGCGGGGCTGGCTTGGCGCTTCGCTACACCGGCGGCCCCGATCTTAACGGCGTGCTGGCTCGTTTGACGTGCACGGTGCGATCCGATCCGAATGCCGACTACACCGCGATCATGTCGATTGATTGTGGCGGCGATGTGATCGGCGGATCGTCATCCGCGCACAAGCAAGAGCAGCTAACCAAGCAAGCTTCCGGCAAGCTGTACACGCTCTCATGCGATAAGATCGTGGACGTCAACTCGAGCACCCGCCAATTAATCAAGGCGGCGTTCGTGGCCGGCGAAACCTACGGCGGCGATCTGAATGTCGTGGATGCCACGATGACTCTGATCTTCTAGTCAGCTGCCGGCGCACGTGGCGGTTTTGACGGCCGAGACTTTTGGGTAGCAGCGAGGGCCATGGCTTCCTGCCTACGCTGACGCTTGCGGTCGAGCGCCAGCAGGCTTTCCTGATAGCCGGTCAAGCTGTCTTGGTGCTTCGCTTCGGACTTGGCGAAGCGGCGATTTAAAAGGCCGGGGGTTACCCCGCGGTCGGTCGGCATCGGAAGGCCTTCCTGCCCTTAACGGACGTAACTGCTTCTTGTGGCGGTCCGTGATCCGCTGTCAAGAGAAAGCTAGATTTGCAAGGATTAGTACAGGGATCAGGATCGCGCGCGAGGGGGACCGCTTAGAATTCTTGCGCTCGGATTCTTGACGAGCGATGGTTGGGGAGCCGGTGAAGAGCCGGCAGGAAGGCAAGACGATGGGACCGAAAAGAATTGAGCAGGTGTGGCCATGACCGGGGAGCTCGTGCTGCAGCAGCTGCGATCGCTGCAAACTCAAAAGCAATTCGCCGCGCGACTTGCGGCGGCGATGGTGAAGCAAGGGATCGAGCGCCTGGTGGAAGCGCGCGACGCTTTCGAAGATGAAGGCGGACACGTCCACAGCTGGAAGGATGAAGTGACGGGCCGGCGCTTCTGTCAGCTCGTGCTGAAGGGTGAGCGCGTGGCGCTTGCCTCAAGTGATCAAACGTCGGCAGACGCCGAGACGCATGCATTTCAAAACCTCAACAACAATCGTTACAACTCGAAAGGCTGAATCATCATGAGCAACGCAACCGCAAAGAAACTTGGTGAAGTGCTGCAGGCGCAAGGCCTGCACACGATCGGGGCGCTGGTGTTCTGGACGCTGAGCGGCGTTCGGATCGAGCGCGAAGAGTTGAAGGGTGCGCTCGAAGATCTGGATCTCGGCGCGGCGATGGTGCGTACGCCGAAGCCGGCGACGGCTCTTGCCGAAGCCGTGAAGCGTGTGGGCATTGGCAAGAAGGGGATCCTGTTTCGGCCAATGAAAAAGGAGTGGGCGCTGGTGGTCGAGCGTGGCGAAGGAAAAGCGCTGCGGCTGGCGCACGTGGCTACCTTCAGGATCGGCGCTGATGAGCGCGTGGAGGTGGAAGAGCTGGCGCGCTACGACGGCACGGCCGAGTTAGCCAAAACGATCGAGGCGCAGTTTACCGAGGTGATCGGCTACTGCCACTCGACCGATCTTTCGGCGGTGCTCTGCTCAGTCATGCAGGGCGTTGGCACGGACACTATGCTGGGCGGCCTTTCGCTGCGGCAGACGGCTGGCGGCCTGTACTACGTGAGCGCGGCGAAGCTGGACCTGCTGAAGCGCTTCGCGGCGATGGTGAACGACAAGGCCCCGCAGAGCTCGATCGAGGTCATGACCCTGACGGGCGATGCCGAGAACCTGGACACCGCGGCGCGCAACGTGCGCGGCAACATCACTTCCCAGCTGAAGCAAACCCGGGAAGAGATTCGGGACTTCGTGAAGGGGCTGAAGGAGGAAGGGCGGAGCGCGCGTGGCGACTCGATCGTGGTGCGCGCCGAGCAGTTCAAGGCACTGCGCGGGCGCGTGGAACTGTTCGCCGATGTGCTCGGGGACAGCATGGCCGAGCTACAGGCGCAGATCGAAAGTGCGCGCGCTGAGCTGATGGCCGAGCTGGAGGGCGCGTGAGCACTCTGGAAAACCACGAGGCGCTGATGGATCTGGCGCGCGACTTGGCGAACCAGATCCAACGGCAGCTGATGGCGCAGAAGCTGCCGCCGGTGGTGATCTCGCTTGCGTGTCGTATCGTGGCGCGCATCGGCGAAGCCGGGATCCAGCAAAACGGAGCGGAAGATTTGAAGGCGCTGTATCGCGACGCTTACGCGGCGCTCGTTTGGCGAACGGACGAAAAGCTTCGCGCGGCGAACGTGGCGCCGCCGACGATGCTGGAGGGCGGACCGTTGGCGCTCGACAAGCCAACGTTCGAAACCGATCCGGATCGGCTCTCACATGTCGAGATGGCATCGCAGGCTGAGCGGCTCTGTCAGGAGCTCGCGCGAATCATGATCGCGGCGGGGTACAGTCAGGAGGTGGGGCTGCTGGCCGCTGGTGCGCTGGTGCACATTTCGGAAGCCGTGCTCAAGCAGGAAGGGCCAGGCGACACCAAGAGCGCAGCGCGCTACGCAAAGTACTTGTTGGCGTTGCCGTTGATGTTCGAGCAGATCGACAAGGCGCTGGTGCTCGAGGTCGTTCCGACGCGGAGCGGATCGTGAAGCGTGGCGGCGCACGGCTGAAGCTGTACGCGCCGCCTACGCGCGTTACGTTCACGCAGACCACGGTCGATTGCGAGATCGATCGGCTGTGGCTGCGTGTCGAGATTCGAGCGGCCGAGCTCGGGATCGATCAGACCGAGGTGGCGCGGCGGATGGGGATCAGCCGTCGGCAGCTGCGCCGTGTGTTCGGTGGCGTGAAGATTACGCGCGAGCGTTTCCAGAAGCTGGCCAAGGCGCTGGAGGGCGTCGTGCCGGGGCAGCTTCCTGACCTGTGGTGGGAGCGCCCGATCCCCAAGGCGCCCAACGTTTCAGCGGAAAAGATGCGGCGCGCGCTGCGCCGTAAATTGCAGTAGGCGCCGGCCCGAAGCCGGAGCTAGGGTTGGAATCTAGCTGGTCAAGAGCCAGCAGGAAGGTAAGTGGAGCAGATGGATCTTCGTGAAAAGATTGTGGCAGTTGGCGAGTCTCTGAAGACGCAATTCCTGGAGCGCGATCAGATCGTTGACGGGATGTTGAACGCGGCGCTGGCGGGGAAGCACGTGCTTCTTGTCGGCCCTCCCGGTACGGCGAAGAGCGCGCTAGTCACGAGCTTCACCGCGTGCGTCACGGGCGCGAGTTACTTCGAGTGGTTGCTCGGTCGCTTCACGGTGCCGGAGGAACTATTCGGCCCGCTGTCGCTGAAGGGACTGAAGGAAGAGAATTTCAAGCGCGTGACGAAGGGCAAGCTGCCCGAAGCTCACGTCGGTTTCTTGGACGAGGTGTTCAAGGCGGGGCCGGCGATCTTGAACACGCTGCTGCCCGTGATGAACGAGCGGAAGTTTTACAACAACGGCACGCCGGCGGCGGTACCGCTGCGCATGCTCGTGGGCGCGAGTAATGAGCTGCCTGAAGGCGCTGAGCTCGCGGCGCTGTACGATCGTTTCCTGGTTCGCTTTTGGGTCGACTACATCGGCACCGCGGACAATTGGGTGTCGATGCTGCTCGGTACGAACGTGGCCGCGCCGTCGTTCATCACCCTGGCGGAGTGGGACCAGGCGCGGGCGGCGGTGCAGACGGTAACGATCGACGCCGAGGTGGTGCGCGACCTGCACAAGCTGCGCGCCGAGCTCGCGCAGAAGCACAGCATCATCCTTTCGGATCGGCGCTGGAAAGAGTGCGTCGGCCTGCTGCGGGCGGAAGCCTGGCGCATGGGCGACACCGAGGTGGTGGAGGATCACTTCCGTGCGCTGGCCCCGGCGCTCTGGGATGACCGCGCGCAGATCCAAGCCGTGGCCGACACCTGCGAAGCTGCCGCCGGCGCATCTTCGAATGAGGCCAACAGGATCGTGAAGACCGTGAGGGACGCGATCGGTCAGATCCCGCAGACCCCGCCCGGCGACAAGCCGAGCGCCGAAGTGCAAAATCAGATGGTGGCCGCGCACCGTGAAGGAACCCGCGGCCTAGCGAAGCTGAAGGAGCTGCTGCTGAACGCCAAGACGCCGCGCTCGAAGAAGACGACCGAGGCAGCGATCAAAGTGGTGGAGGGCATTTTGGCCCCGATGAAAGCCACCATGCGCCAAATGCTGGAGATCTGACCGATGCTCAAGATTGATTGGAGCGACGGCAGGTTCACGGCGGAAAGCACCGCCGACGGCAAGAGCGTGCGCGTGAAGGACGCTGGCCGGCTCGTTACTGATGTTTCCGCCGAGGCGTGGCAGAGCGACGGCCCGGCGATGATCGCGGCCTGGAAGGAAGGCAAGGCGTACGATCCGAGCAAGCCATTTGCTGGCAAGCTCTTGAGCCCGGCCAACGCGCAGGAGGCCAAGCTGGAGCTTCTCGAGAACGGCAGCAACCTCACGCGCGAGGTCGACAACTGGACGCGCTACCTGGCGGCGCACGAGGCGCGCGAGGGCGGCATTTTCGCGAGCTCGATCAAAGCGGTGGACGCCGAGCAATGGCCCGGCGTCGCGCGCGAGATCTTCGATTCGCTTTACAGCGAAGAGCCGAAGCTCGCTGACCCGCAGAGTGCCGGATCGGAATGGATCCGGGAGCTCGTGAACCAGGCCGAGGGGTGCCCGGAATGGGCCAACCTACGCGCCGAAGTCCAGGGCGACCCGTGGGCGGCTGGCATTGCGGCGGGGCGCGTGGTCACGAGCCTGACCGAGAAGGCGAAGCAGCTGCTCGAAGCCCTGCCGAAAGAGGACCCGCAACGGCTCGCCGAAGATGCGCAGGCGATGCAGGAGGTGCTCGGCCCGAAGCACCGGATCACGAAGGCGGCCAAGAAGAAAGCCGAGGAAGCCGAAGAGCAGGCGGCGGCCGCGCTGAACTTGCTGACCGGTGGCGGCGATGAAGAGCCGGCGGCGGGCCTGCTGGGCGCTGCCGCGAACGAAGCCAGGCACGAGGTGGCCGCCATCACCAAGGGCGCTGTCGACCTGGCAGGGCTCGCCACGGGCGCGCTGCACAGCATGCAGGCGGCGCCCGAGACCATGCGCAAGCTGCTGGCCGAGAACCCCAACCTTCGGAAGGTAGCCGAGCTTGCCGGCCGGCTGCGCATCCGAGCTCGGGCAAAGCAGCGCACGAAAACGAAGTACGCGCCGGAGTCGATTGTCGACGTGACGATCGGCGGCGAGCTGGAGCGCCTGCTGCCGAGCGAAATCATGCAGGCGGTCATGCCCGAGACCGAGCTGCTGCTGCTGCGCAAGCTGCAGGAACGCGAGGCGCTGCAGTACGAGCTCGAAGGCAACGAAGATCTGGACCGCGGCCCCGTGATCATGGCGGTGGACAGCTCGGGCTCCATGGCGGGGATCCGGAATCAGTGGGCCATGGCGGTGGCTATCTCGGTGCTCGAGATCGCAGCGATGCAGCGCCGGCCGTTCGTGCTGATGCATTTCGATCATGAGGTGAAGGCAACGTTCACGGTTGAGAAGCCGGCGAACATGGGTCTGCAAGAACTGGTCGAAATGATCAGCTACTTCAGCAACGGGGGTACTAACTTCGCCCCGCCACTGGCGCAGGCGCACGGCATCATCACGAACGGCAAACAGAAGGACGGGGTGTTCGCGCGCGCGGACGTGATGCTGATCACAGACGGTCAAGCCTCGTGGGGTGAGTGGGCGCAAAATGTGAAAGCCACCGGCGCCGCGCTGTATGGCGTCGCGATTGAATGCCGGTTCCGCGACGACATGGAGAAAGAGCTGAGCGGCTGCGCCACTGTCGGCGGCGCGGCGCTGCACGACGCAACGGCGAACGTGGACCTGCTCTTCGGTATCTGATGCCGACCGAGCTGGTGCAGATCGAGGAAGTGAAGCGGGGCGCCTTCGTTGTCGACTCGGCGACGGGCGTCCCGGTTCTGGTGAAGAGCACCAAGAAAGACGGGGAAGACGTGGTGCTGGAGGTGGGCCTTACTTTTTGCGTGGAGATCCGAAGGCCCGGAGGTAGCGTTGTGAGTGTGTGGCGGCGGCAACGTCGCAGGAAGGAAAGGAAAGAAGATGGCGAGTAAATTTCTGCACGTTGTTACGAACAGCGAGGTGACCTGCTTTCGGCAATGCAAGGCCAAACACGGCTTTGCCTACTTCGATCTGCTGCGCCCGCTCTTGACCCCGCACGCGCTTGCGTGGGGTGACCTGTACCACCACGGCGCCGACGTTGGGTGGACAGCGGCGTGGAGCGTTGCCGAGATGAGCACCGACGCGCGGCTTGCGGCGGCGCTCGGTGCCGCTCCGATCGCGATTGCTGAGCGAGCCGCCGAGCACATCAGAACGATCGAGGCCACGACCTTCCCCGGTGACGTGGACAAGAACGCGTTGTGTGAGGAAACCGAGCAGGCGGCCAAGGGCGCCAGCTGGTCTGTGGGCCACTACTTCCAGCAAGCGCGTGGCGATCTGTCGATGGTGCCGCTGATGATTGAGGGCCAGTATCAGACGCAGATCCCGACGGCGGCGGGCCGACCAGGCAAGCTGGCGAGCGCGGGCAAGATCGACTTGGCACTCTGGGATCGCGAGCTCGGGCGTATCGTGGTGCAAGATCACAAGGGCACCGCGAACGACGTGCACAGCATCGAGAAGCGGCTGGAGCTCGATACGCAGCTGGTCGGCTACGTGTGCGCGGTGAAGGCGCAACTCGATCGCATCGGTGCCGGAAACTTCACGCAGCTGGTTACCGAGCTTCCGACGACAGCGGCGGCGCGCTTGGTGATTGCTAGGCAATGGCCTGAAGTGCATGGGGCCACGGTCGGCTCCATCGGCTACAACGTGGTCCGGCGGAAGATGCCGTCAACGCCGAGCCTGAACCTGCTGAAGAAAAGCCAGTGCCGCACGCCGGAGCAATTCGAGCTCCTGCGCGCACAGGATGCCGACGGTGAGCCACGGGGTGAAGTTTCGGTCGCGCAGATCGATACGCTGCACCCGTACTATCAAGCGGCGCTGGAAGCGCAGATCATGGAGCGCAGCTTGCCGGCGACGGATAAGCAGCTGGCGCTGCTGGAGCGCTTGAAAGCCAAGGGCGACACCTACTTCGCGCAGATCGAGTATTTCAAGAATGCCGAAGCGATCGATCGCTGGCGGCGGGAGCTGTGGGTAGAGGCGAAGCTGATGCGAGCAGCCGAGCGCGATCCGTCGCTGCGTACGCGCAACCCGATGGCGTGCACGCTGCCGAGCAGCCCGCCCTGCTCCTATTCGTTGGTTTGCCTCAACCCCGGCGATCCTGCCGCGTTGAGGTCGTATCGAGTCGCCAAGAGCAAGCACGAGGAGTTAGCAGATGGGAACAGTGTCGACGCTACCGAACAGCCCGAAGAAGAAAGCCAAGAAGTCGACCGGTGGCGGTAAGCCGCCGAAGCCGCCCAAGGAAGCGAAGGCGACCGGCAACGCGATCGTAAAGCTGCGCAGCCACGCGGAAGCCGCCAAGGATCCGAAGGTTGCGCAGAGCGCGCTGGAGGCTATCGAAGAGATCCAGAAGAACTGGAGCAAGTGGCAGGAGGCGAAAGCCCTGCAGAAAAAGCGCGGCTTCGAATGCAAGGAAAAGCAAGAGGCTGATGAAGCTGCGCTGAAGGCGGCGATCGAAGAAGCTCTCCCGGTTTCCCCGATGGCCGAGCGCGTGGAAAAGGCGTTGTCCAAGATCGAGCTGGTGGAGCAACGCTGGCAGGAATTCGAGGAAACGAAGGCGCACAACGTCGAGGTGCGGAAGCATGCAAAAGACAGCGTTGCCACGTGGCTCGATAAGCTGCAGCGTGCGCTGACGGAAAGCGCGCAGCTCACGCTGCCTGCACCGGGCATGAAATAGGTAGTGGCTAGCTAGCCACCAAATAGGAAAGGCAAAGTCGAAATGAAAAGGTTGGACGATCAGGAAGACGAGAAGCACGTGAAGGCGTGCATTTACGGACCGCCAGGCACGGGCAAAACTTCGTTTGGTACTTCAGCGCCCAAGCCGCTGATCGCGATCACGGAACGCCAGGCGCTAGTGCACATCAAGGAAGCAAGCAAGCGGCTCGGTGTTCCGATGCCGCTGGTGTTCTATCTCGAGCACGCGAACGACCTGCGCAACCTGGTGCGCTCGCTGCACGGCGACCACACGAAGCCGTTCAAGCTGTACGAGATGCACGACAACAACGGCACGCCCGAAAAGATCTGCATCCATGAAGGCGACTGGCCCGAGACGATCGTGCTCGATTCGGCGACCGATGCGTGCCGTCTGCTGGTGGAAGAGATCCGCCGGCAGTCACCGCCGCAGCTCGGGCGCGACGGCTTGCCGGTCGATTCGACGCGCTTCTGGAACGTGTTGCTGCAGCGCGCGGCGGCGATGATCACGAGCATCCGAGATCTGCCGATGCACGCCATCTTCCTGGCGCTGGCCGACGATCGCGAAACGGGCGACGACGACAACAAGGTCCGCTCCGTCAAGCCGATGATGGCCGCGAAGCAGCTGGCGATCACGCTGGCGGCGGCGGTGAACGTGGTGGGCTTCACGTACCGAAAGACGCGGCGCGGCCTACCGGGTAAGGAGCACGAGCTCGAATATGGCGTCATGACCACGGGCCCCGAATACATGATGACCAAGCCGTACCGCCCGCTCCGGGATACCGAGGTCCCGGACTTCGGTTATTGGGTGCGGGTGATTCGCGGCGAAGAACGCGAGCGGCCCGCGCCGGCGCCGTCTGCCGAGCTAGGCGGCGGTTCGGTGGGAGCCGAGGACAAGCCGATCGTCGCCGAAGCAGCGGCGGCGCCGGCGGCTGCAGAGCCTGCAGCGGAACCGACAGCGGCCGAACCTGAAGCAGCGAAGCCACCGAAGGCGCAGCGAAAGAGGAGGGCTGGCTAATGCCGAGGCTAGGACCAGGCGGCGCGAGTGGTGGCGACAACGCGAACGAGATCCCCGCGGGCGAATACATCATCGCTCTGAAGTCTTTCAAGCGAGCCAAGGCCAAAAGCTCGGGCAATGAGTACCTGCGCTGCACGTGGGTTATCTGCGCCGGGCCGCTGGAGGGCAAGCGCTTCTATTCGAACGTGAGCCTTGATCTGTCCAAAGAAGGATCGGTCAATCGCTGGCGCATTTGGATGGAGGCGTGCGGCGTGGAGGATGAATTCGAGCTCGGTTCAACCGATGAAGGTACGCAGGCCGAGGGCGATCGGAATATCCGGGAGCTGTTCGTCGGTCAGCCGTTCGTGGCGACGATCAAGGTCGAGCGCAACGGGCAGTACACGAACCACGACATAGACCGGATTCACTACGTGCGGCTCTGGACGCAAGAGCACAAGGACGCGATGGATCGCTGGCTCGAGACGCAGCAGAGCGCAGGGCAGCCTGGTGGCAAACCTGAAGTCGGAGACAACGGCCAACGCGGCGGCGGTGGCCAAGCCGACGACTGGACCCGCGGTGGTGACGATCAAGACTACGGCCAGGTCGGTGGTGGCACGCAGACCGGCGGGTTCGCTGGCGGCGGCGACGACGACATTCCGTTCTGATGACTGATCAACGCGAACAGGTTACGGGCCGCGAAATCGGCGCGCGCCTCACAGGGTTGGCTCACGCCTTCTTTGTGGGGCGCCTGCGCGCCGGCGACTTGATCACTGAGCTGCGAGCGATTGCCGATTGGCTGGAGGGCGGCACGAAGCCCGCGAAGCCCGCGAAAGAAGAAGTCACCACGCAGGTGGAGGGCGAGCTGTTCCAGTATTGGCAGGCTGTCTTTGGGAAAGAGCGAGCGACGTTCACGCCGGAGCGCCGTCGGGTGATTCGCGCGCGTCTGCGCGACGGTTACACGGCCCAAGATATTCGCCGAGCAATCGACGGCTGCAAAGCGAGCGACTTTCACAACGGGATCAACAACGAAGGCCGGAGCTACAACGACATCACGCTGATCTGCCGCAACGGTACGAAGCTCGAAAGCTTCCGAGACTTGGCGAAGGAGCACGGCGCCAAGCCTCTTGCGGTGAACGGCTCCGAAGAGAAAGACGCGCAGATCGCGCAGCTCGCGGCCGACGGACTCGAAGCACTGAAGAAAGGTGATATGAATGCCCACAATCGCGCCCAGGAAGAGATCACACGGCTACGTTCCGGCAAGCGAGATGCTGGCTCACTCAACCGGCAGGCTGGTTAGTCTCGAAGAGCAAGAGCAGGTCGCGAACGGCGTGCTGTCGGATCTCTCGAAGTGGGGCCCGGGAGAATGGCCGGCGCGGCCCGCGGTGCTCACGTGGGATGACGGGCAGATCGTCGACGCGCACCGCAAGAACGAACACGGCGGCAAGCTCACGAAAGACGAGCGCGCGCAGCTGAGCTTTTTCGGATCGTGGCGCGGCGCCATCTTCAAAATGGAGGCCGACAACGCCGGCAAGATCCAGGTGCTTCTGCGCGTGGCGAATTTCCTGGAGCACGCCGAGCGCTGGGAAGATCTCGAGCAGCTGCAGCAGTTCGCGCGCGACTGGTACCACCTGCCGCTCCCCCGCTCCGACATTCCCCAGAACCCCACCTGGCAGGTCAAGATCTGCGAGCGGTACAGCCAGAACCGCGCGCTGCTGCCGGTGTGGCTGCGCGGCATGACCCGCCCCCCACCAGGGCACGAGACTGCGGGCGGCCCGGCGCCGGCCAAGGCGGGGCCACCGAGCCCGCAGGCGTCGCTGGCGTTCGTTCCCGAGGACGAGACCGGGACATGAACCCGGGCGAGCTCGACAGCCTCCTGGAGCGCGCGGCAGAGCTGGCGCCGCTCGAGAAGCTACCCACGGACCCGCTGGAGCTCCGGCGCTGGACCGAACAAGCGTGGGGCCTGCTGGTGGAGCTCCGGCAGACCCTGCGGGACGGGGTGGCCAGCAACGGCGGGACGCTGGCGCTTCGCATCCGTGAGGCGCTCGAAGAGAAGATCGTGAAGCTGGTGAACGGCCGCGCCGAGCTCACGGCGGCGGTGCAGGAGCATTCGGTCCAGGTGGCGCTGCTGCCGGACGTGGTGATCGTTGACGTGCGGATGCGCGTCGGGAAGGCAAAGGAAGATGGGACAGCACCAATTAGCGGCAGTGAGACAGACTGATCAGATCGCGCTTGAAGTAGCGCGAAAGGCCGAAGAGCTTTTCGGACTCCTGGAGAGCGAGACGTTTTTCGGAACCAACACCGGCAACGTGGTGATGGCGCGGCGCCTTGCCTGGTACGTGCTTTTTATCCGGTGGCGGTATTCGTACCCGCAGATCGGTGCGGTTTGGAATCACGACCAGTCGACGGTGCGCGCGGGCGTGCTCGTAATCTGTGATGAGCTGAAGTTCGATCGTGAGCTGCAGCAGAAAGCGAAGGCGCTCGGTGTTTGAGCGCTGGAACTGGGAGGAGCCGGAGCACGTGGATCAGTTCCGCGGCGAGCCATTCCTGGCGATCGATCCAGGCGAGCACGGCAAGGTGCTGGGATACGAGAAAGGCAAACCGAACCCGGTGCTCGTGGCGCACCCGCTGCAGCCGGAGGATCTGGTGCGGCTGATGCGTTCCACGGGCGCGCGGGTGATCGTGGTTGAAAAGCAGTACGTGACCATGATCACGCATGCGCGCTCGGTGCTGGAGCTAACGCTCAAACTCGGGATGTGCCTTGGGTGGGTGGCGGCGACGCGCGCCAACGTCCAGGAGCTGCACGTGTTTGAGATGGCGGCTTCGAGCTGGCAGGCTCACCAGCGTGGGCACGTAGGCCGCACGCCGAAGCGCAAGGAATCGATTCGGATTATGACCGAGCGCGCGACGGCGCAGGCCACGATCGATCCGGTGTTCCGGCTTTGGTGGGCAGCCGAAACGAACAGCCAAGGGCGCGAGGGCTTAGCAAGCGCGCTCGGTATCGCCGATCTGTGGAAGCATGTTGCATGGTGAACCGCAGCCTGTTCGTGGAGTCGATGCGCTTTCAAGGCTTGCGCAAGCTCGCGGCTAGCTCGGTCTACGAAAGCCTGCGGACGCGGCGCGCCTGGTTTGCTTCAGTTGCCGTTGCCTTGAATGTCGACGTGCTGCGCGTGCGTGTTCGGCTGTGGTGGCCGTGGCTGCTGGTGCCGTTCGCGCTGCCGATCATTTGGTTGCTTACATACAGGCGAGTCATGATCGGTCTGGGCGACCTTCAGATCCCCATGCGCGTGGTGAGCATCGGAGTCACCCCGCGTCTAACGAGGCCGAAGCAATGAACCAACGAGAAGCGATCCTGGAAACGATGCGCCGCATATTGCGGCAAACGACGCTGCGCCCGCTCTTGCGCCCGCTCGGTCGAGCGCCGATCGATGTGACGCAGGTGGAGGCCGACCTGATGCTGGAGCCGTACGAAGAAGCGATCGAGCGCGACTTCGTGATGTGCTGCGAAGTCGCCGATCAGCTCGTGGCTCTGTCGCACCAAGGTGAAGAAGCGCGCGCGATGGCAACCGAAGCTGACAGCGTGATGTTTGATTCAGATGATGAAGATCCTGATACTTGAGCGGGTGCTCGCCAACGCGATCATTTGCGGCGCTCGAAACTTCGCCAACCTGTGGCTGCTGCCCGTGCCTGCGATGCTCGGGCAGCGCATCGGGATTCGGGCAGAAGACGAGCTCGACAATTTCTATCTCTGGTTCTACACGGAACGGCTCGGGCTGAAGGTCCCGAGCATCCGCGCCGGCGACCTGGGAACGGTGACCCTGCAGCGCACCGCGCAGCCCGGTGAGCTCGGGCGAGTTGCCTTTGGCCCCGCTGTTTGGGTGTTCAGCGACCCGAAGGTCGAGCAGATTTCAGGCAAGCCGATGCGCGCCGGCTACAGCGACCAGCCGCACGTGCGCGAACGTGATAGGCTTGCCTTGGGTTCAGAACCCAGGAAGGCAAGCGACCCGAAGTGATCGAGATAGTTCGTTCGCGCAAATACATGAAACACGTGCGCGAGCGCGGCTGCTGCTGCCGTAGCTTTGCCGGTGAGCGGTGCGGCGGCGACATGCGCGCACATCACCACGGGCGGCGCGGCGGCGGCGGGATGGGCATCAAAACGACTGACCTGCACACGGTGCCGCTCTGTCGAGCGCACCACGATGAATTCCACGCGAACGGCGAGATCTATCCGTTCGACAAGGCGGCGACGGAGCTGCTGTTCCAAGAGGCGATGGTGGACAGCCTGGCGCTCGCGTTACAGTTGGGGCTGAAGCTTTGAAACGCTCGAAGCGAAACCAACCCCCCCCGGCCGAACAGGGAACCCCGCTCACGGGTTCGCGCCTGGCGATGGCGTACGAGATCGCGCGCCACGGCGTTGCGCAGCTCTTGCCCGACGGCCAGATCGTTCTGTCGATTGTCGAGCAGCTGAAGACGACAGAACGCAGCGCGGCGGCGGCGCTGCGCAAGGTGGCGGAGCAAGGCGCGAAGCTTTCGCCGAAGGATCAGGAAGAGCTGAGCGACACGATCCACTTCAGGCTAGAGCACCTGTATGCGCGCGCGGCCCAAGAGGGCAAACTCGAGCAGGCTGCTAGGATGCTGGACCGGCGCGCAAAGCTTGCCGGCCTGCTCGCCAAAGATCGAAGCAAGAAACCAGAAGAGCAAGAGCCGGACGAATTCGACGGGCGCTCGCTGGAAGAGCTGCGGTACTACCGCGAGAACGGTTACTGGCCCGAGGACAAGCCAGCCGCTAACGTGGTGCCCATCGACCCGCTAGCCAGGCTCCGAGGAAAGAAACAAGCATGACCCCTCCCCACGTTACGCAGAAGCTTCTCGGGAAGGTCGCGACTCTCGAGCGCCGTGCTGATCATTTACAGCGCCAGCTGGACAACTGGCAGTCGAGCTCGGGTGCGCGCGAGTTTGCGTCTGCTGAGCGCTCGGCGCTCGAAGCGGCGATCGTGTGCATGAAGCTGCACTACGCCGAAGCCGAGGGCATGGACCAGCCCATGAAGGTGCTGCGCGACCTGATCGCGTACCTGGAAAAGAAGGCGAAACCCGACGCAGAATTGACGCAGCTCTTGGAAAGAGCGAGCGTTGCGCTGACCGAATTCGAAGCCCCGGGTGACACCGGGCAGGAAGGAAAGAGCCATGATGAAAACAGAGGCAAAGGATTGCGGACCGTTGGGTGAGCTCGCCACGAAGGTGGGCGAGGCGTTGAAGCCGGCGATCGATCAGTTGCTCGAAGCAAACCCGGAGATGGATCTGGTGCTCGTGCTGGTGCCCAACGGCGACGTGCAGGGTGCCGCGATCATGAATGCGCGCAAGGTTGCTGGCGGTACTCTCGAAGGCGCGTACATCCAAGCCGAGAAGACGCAGACCATTTTGCGGAACGCGGCCGAGTCGTGCGGGCGCACGCTCTATCAGAGCCCTGGCAGTCCGCTGGAGGTCGCTGCGGAATCGGCGTTCATCATTCGCGAGTCGCGCGACGCATTCGAAGCGTGGGCCAAGAAACGCTGCGATCACGCCGAGCACGGCATCCGCGAAGCTGCGGTTTTCATCGCCACGGGCGTGCGTATCTTGTCGGAAATTGGCACGCCCGAGCGCGCCCTAATCGAGCTGACGCGTATCTGTAAAGAAGCCTGCCGGCGTGCGCATCTTGGCATCGCCAAACGCGAGGCGCAGACGCACGCGCAAGCGTGATCAACGATGGCGGGGCGACCTAATCCCCGCAGGAAGGTAAGCGAAAAGATGGACCCCGGTGTGTACGTCGCGAAGGATTCGCGCATCACGATCCACGAGGTGGCATGGCCGCTAGCAATCTACAGCCGAGACGGTGGTGGGAGGAAAGTATCCCTGTCGACCTCGCTTTCGAAGATGCTCTCCGAAGGCGGTTACACGCGACGGAGGCACAGGTGAGCGGGCTGGATCTGGAAGCAGCCACGTTTCCGGTGGCGGAGCCCGACCCCACGGAACAGCTAGCGCAGGCGCAGCGCCATGCGCTGAACGACAAGCTGCTGGCAGCGTTCAAGGAATGGGCGACCGCCGGCGGCTTGCCCGTCGACAAGTGGACGATCAGCGACAACGGCCTGTTCAAGAATCCGCTTGGTGACGAGGTGACGCCCTACGATGCCGCGTGCTCGCTGCAGCGGATCGCCGAGATCAAAGCCTCGGTGGACGAAGCGGTGATGGTGCAGTGCTTCTATTACCAAGAGAACAAGAACAGTCCGCCGGTGCTGCCCTGTGAGCTCCGCAAGTCAGGTCAAGCCACGGTCGTGATCTGGGCGCTGTGGGATGGCAAGAAGTGCCATGGCGAGGCGCGCCAAGCCATGCCGGCGACGCCTTCGGTGCTCGTGGGGATCGAAGGCTACGGCCCCGATGAAGCGGAATGGAAAGACCCCTACAAGGTGTACGCGCTGCTGGAGTATGGGTTCAAGCTCGGCGCGTTCACTGCAACAGGCGAAGACACCGCCGACGAGATCCCGTTTTGAAATACGATTGCCCCGAGCTCGATATCCTCTGTGCTGATCCGCCGTGGCCGCTCGGCGACAAGCTGCCCGGCGGTGGCCGTGGTGCCGCGAAGCACTACACGACGCTGAGCATTTTCGACCTGCAGCGCTTTCCGATCCCTCCGATGAAAACGGACTCGCTGCTGTTTATGTGGCGAGTCAGCGCGATGCAGGAGGAAGCGCTGCGGGTGATGCGCGCCTGGAAGCACGTCCCGAAGTCGGAGATCGTGTGGGTGAAGATGCAGGCGAACACGAGCGGAAATCTCCACATGGGGATGGGCCGCTACGTGCGGCTTGCTCACGAGCTCTGCATCATCGGCGCGCGCGGCGCTGGTCGCGAGCTGATCAAGGATCACGCGATCCGCTCGGTGCTGTTCGACGGTGGCAACGCCGGCGGCTTGTCGTTCGACGCTGCAGTGGGTGAGCACAGCGAGAAGCCACAGGCGTTTTACGACCTGGTCGATCAGCTCTGCCCCGAGGGCGAGCGCGGCGATCTGTTCGCTCGAAAGCGGCGCGAGCGCTGGCATGCGTTCGGTGATGAAGTCGACGGAAGGAAAGAAGATGGCAAAAACGAAACCGCCTGAGTTTCCGATCACGAAGTGCGGCAGCTGCGGGGCCGAGATCATTTGGGCCGAGACTGAAGCGGGCAAGCCGCAGCCGGTTGACGCCAAGCCCGTGAAGCGAATCATTTTCACGAAACAGGAGGGCAAGGTGCAGCCCAAGTCCAGCGTGGTGGACACGTACATGCCACACCACGCCACTTGTCCGAATGCGGCCCAGCACCGAAAGGTCGGCTGATGCCCGAAGCCTTCCCGCTGCAGTGGCCCGAGGACTGGAAGCGCACGCACCCCAACGCGCGCGAGAAGCCGCGCTATCGCGTTACCGATGGGCAGGCGCTGAAGTTTCTGGAGCATGCGCTCCGGCTCTTTCGTGCAACCAACATCGTGATCAGCAGCAACATCGAACTGAAGCGCAACGGCGAGATGTACGCGAACCAGGCGCGCAGCACGGAAGATCCGGGCGTTGCGGTGTACTACTCGACAGCTCAGTTCAAGGACCGCGTGATCGCGTGCGACAAGTGGCAGCGCGTTTATCACAACGCTTACGCCATCGGGAAAGCGCTGGAGGCGCTTCGCGCTGTCGATCGCGCTGGAGCTTCGCAGATCCTGGATCGCGTGTTCACGGCGTTTGGAGCGTTGCCGGCGGCAGACTCGGCGCCGGCGGCTCGCCCCTGGTGGGAGGTGCTCGGCGTGAAGCAGCAAGCGATCGAGGGCGGCTTCGTGGATCTCACGATGATGGAGGCGAAGTTTCGCGAGCTCGCCAAGAGCGCGCACCCGGACCGCAACGGCGGCAGCGATGCCGCGTTCGTGGAGCTGAACGCCGCGATTGCTGCGGCTCGGGTTCACTTCGGATGAAGGCGCGAGGGATCCTGTTCACTGGCGAAATGGTCAACGCGATCCTGGAGGATCGGAAGGTCATGACGCGGCGGGTAGTGAAGCGAGGCAAAGAGCCGTTGCGGCTCAAACACTCGAGCCACTACCTGCAGAAAATGTATGGCGTTTCACCGCCACCGGACCCGGTGCCGTTTGGCGATCGTGGGCTCTGGTGTGAGGTGGGCCCCGACTATCCAGACGACAACAGCGACCACGTGAAGTGTCCGTACGGTGCCGAAGGCGATCGGCTGTGGGTGCGCGAGACATGGCGAGCGGCCGACACAACGCCGGCGCGCAGCATTCTCGACGTGGCCGATCCGCCCACGCCGGTGATCTTTCGTGCTGACGAGCACGATCCATCGTGCTGGAAGTGGAAGCCGGGGATCCACCTGAAGCGCGTGCACGCTCGGATCCTGCTGGAGCTCACGGGCGTGCAAGTCGAGCGCGCGCAAGAGATCAGCGAAGAGGACGCGCTGGCGGAAGGCTTCGCGCCGGGGGATAGCTACTCGGCGCGGAAAGCGTTCCGGATTCTGTGGGTGGGGATCAACGGCCTGGCGAGCTGGGAAGCAAACCCGCTGGTGTGGGTGCTGAGCTTCAAAGTGCTGGCGAAAGAGCCCCAAACCGTACGGGACTAGCGCCACCTGGCAGGGCTCTGTTACCTTGCCCGGGATGGCCGTACGGATCCGGAACCCGAACAGCTCACCGCTCCCGCTAGCCTTCCCCTTTCGTGGGGTGTTGCCGGCTGGCTCCGGCGTCGTGCTGGCGCTGACGGCGGCGCAGGTGATCGAAGCCATGGGGGCCAACGCGGCGAAACTGTACGAGCTGGACGAGGTGCCCGATGCAGTCGGTGACAGCTTCGCGCTTGGGTACTACGGCGGCGCCGGCGGCGCGCTGAAGGTCAAGACGGTCAGCTTCGAAGAGCTGGACTACGGCACGGTGGGCGCGGCGCTGAGCTGGGATCTGGCAGCTTCACAAAGCGCGCGCGCGACGCTGAGCGTTCCCTGCACGATCACGATTCTGCCGAACGCGGCGCCCCCCGGCGGCTCGGGACACTTCCAGCTTTTGCTGTTCGGAACCGACACGCAGGCGGTGACGTTCACGAACATCCTTTTCACCGGCTCGGGTCCGGACCTGACGACGAGCCCCGTTTGGACGATCAACGTTTACCCCGATCGCGCGGGCATCTTCCGTGCGACCGCCACCCCATTCGCAAGCTGATTCGGAGAGACCATGGCCGTAACCCTTTCGACTGCTGCCCGTAACGCCGCGTGTGATGCCGTGGTGGATCTCGTGGATCAAGGCTCCGGCGCGGGCAAGGTTCGGATCCGTGCGGGTTCGACCACGCTGGTTGACATCACGCTGGCAGATCCGGCGTTCGGTTCAGCGTCGGCAGGCGTGGCGACGGCAGCGAGCTTGCCGAAGAGCGGCACGGCCGTAGCTTCCGGTACCGCCGACGGCTTTCAGGTTCTCGACTCGGACAACAACGTGCTTTGGTCGGGCACGGCGGGGACCAGCGGCACAGACATGATCCTGGACAACACCAGCATCGCCAGCGGCCAAACGGTCAACCTCACGGCCTTCACGCACACGCAGCCTGCAACCTGAACGGAGCAACATGTCAACGGTCGAACGCTTGAAGATCGCGATCGAAGAGGTCGCGCTGGTGCGCACGGGATGCGCGCTCGAGTGGAAAGAAACGCTCGACGAGAAGGCGCGCACGCTGGCCGTCGGGTTCGTTTCCGACGCCGAAGCGCATACGCTCGGGCGCAAGTTGAAGGATGTTGACGAGCTCGCGTGGGACCGTGAGCAGGAGCTGCTCGTTCGTGAAGCGCGCAGCCGTGGGCAGGATCTCAACCCGCAACCGTGCCCTCCTGAGCTTGTTGCACCGCTCACGCCTGAGCTGGTCGACTCCTACCGTCTCCAAATTCTGAAAGCGCTGCTGCGCGAAGGCGCCGTCAACACCAAGTTCTGAGCGATGCTGTACCCGGCCGACTTCGAACCCCGCACGTTAGATAGCGTGCGGCGCTGGACTGACGACATCGCAGACTGCGATTCGGCGGAGATCTCGATTGTGTGGAAGGGCCAAGCGCCGTTTGTGCGCTTCGCTTTTGGTCACCCGATCCTGAACGGTCGTCCTGCGCTCGGTGTCGCGCTGGTTGCAGAGTCTCGCAAGAACCCGCTGGCTCCCGGTCGTCTGGTGGAAGGTGACGAGCTGCGCCGTCACGTTCGCACATCGGTGGAGCAGTACCTTCACGCAAACGGAATCGAGATCGCGAGAAAGGCGATGATGCAAAATGCCCACGTATAGAAACGGTGTGTTGTCGGCTACTCCCGCAAACGCGGCTGCTTACTGGACGCTCAATTCCGCAACGCGCCGGGCATGGGTTCGCGAAATCGACGTGAGCCTCGTTACCGCTGTGCTGAGTCAAGTCGACTATGGCACGCCGGCGAACGAAGCAACTCCGCCGGTGGTGTCCACTTCGACCACGCCAGAAGGCGACCCGGCAGACATTGCGGCGACCGCGCGAATCGGTACCGCGTGGTCGACGGCGCCCACGGCCCCGAGCGTGTTCCGCAACGGAACGGTGCTCGCTGCGGTGATTGGCTCTGGTTGGGTTTGGGCATGGCCCAAGGACGCGGCCGACGTTTTGAAGATCGCAGGCTGGCGCACGATCTGGAACCGCGGCGGTTCCACTGCCGGTCAGCTGCTCGTGTCCGTGGTCTATGACGAGTAAGGGCACGAGTGCCCATGCCGCCAATTGGTAGACCAGGGGGCGGGGCGCGGGGTCCGATCCACGTGCCCGCTGTGCCGGTGCCGCTGGGCGTTGCTGGTTCGTGGAGCCTGAGCTTCCGTGATGAATTCGACGGGAGCTCAGTCGACGCCAACAAATGGTTTTTGCTCGGCAGTGCGCAAGATCCGGGCAACGTCGCCGATGGTTTCGGCGATCAGATCTGGCGGCCGCAGAACGTCGCGGTGTCCGGCAGTCAGCTGATCATCACGGTTGATAACGCTGCGGGGCAAGCCTTTGGCGGTGGCATTTGCTCGGAAGGCAAGTGGCAGCCAGGTTGTGGCTACCTCGAGTCACGGATCAAGATGCCCGGCGCCGGCGGCTGGCCTGCGTGGTGGCTGCAGTCCCACAACAACGGCAACACGCTGACGCCATCGGTTGACGGTACCGAAATGGATATCGCCGAGGGCAGTCCTTTTGGCGCTGGCCCAACCACGATTGAGCACCACGTTCACTGGAACGGCTACGGCGCAAACCATCAGGTCGTCGATCAGGCCTGTGGTGTTTCGGATGGTGACTGGCATGTCTACGGCCTGAACTGGCAGACGGGTTTCTACAAGTTTTACGTTGATGGCGTGTTGAAGCTGAACTTCACAACGGCGATTGCAAACCCCGCGCTGGGCGCAATTGAGTACATGCTTTTCGATAACGCCTCGTGGACGGGCGGCGCCGATTCGGGCGTGATGTACGTGGATTATGTTCGCTATTGGACGGGGTCCTAAATGGCGCAATCGATCGGCGTACATTCGAAAGGCGCGTTCGCTCAGACGCTGAGCACGAACACGGTCAACGCGACCGGCGGCGCGGGCAGCATTTATCTCGCGGTTGTGATTTGGTACGGCTCGTCATCAGCGCCCGTCTCGGTGACGGACAACGCGACGCCACCGAATACCTACGTGGCGATGGGATCGCCTATCTCGTTTTCGCTCGACGGAAACGGGAAGGCGGCGATCTACAAGTGCGTCGAAGGCGTCGGCAAGGTCGGCCACATTTTCACCGCGACGGTGGGCGCGGGTGAAGGTGGCAGCGTCTTCTTTGTCGAATTGCTTGGCTTCACGAGCCCGACGACGGTGGATCAATTCACGGGGGCTTCGGATCTAACTAATCCGTTCTCTTCCGGTTCGATCACTACGACGGCGGCAAACGAGATCCTGGTTGGGTTCACGGCCACGTTCAACAGCGGCACCGAGGCACGTTCGTGGTCGGGCTTCACCGAGGTGGAGACGCTAACCGACGGCACCACATTTTTCACGGGTGGTGCTGCCTATCAGATCGTCACTGCCACCGGCACGTACGATGCGAGCTTTACGGACGATGGTACGGGCGGCAACACGATCAGCGATGAAGCGGTCACGTTCATCATTGGCGTGAAGGATGGTGGCGCGACACCGCGTCCGAAGGTGTACGGTCCGCCGCTGCGGCTTCGCTCTGTTTTTGAAGAAGACAGGCAGGCAAAAACGCATGCCGTAGCAGCGCTGGCTGCACCGGTTGCTCCAACAGCTCCGCGCAAAATTCTAGGGTTGAATCCCTCCTGGTTGCGTGAAGAGGAAGCGTACGTTCGTAGCCGCCCGGTGAAGGCTCTGATCCCGGTGGTGGTGCCAACGTCTCCGAAGATCTGGGGGCTAAATCAACCCTGGATCCGTGAAGAGCCGTCGGTCATTCCGGAGTTGATCCGGAGCCAACCGGTTCCTGCGCTCGTGCAGGACACCGGGGCGATCACGGTGACGATCGGTAGCGTTGCCGCGCCGCAGACGGAATCGCTCACGGCCGACGTGGATAGTCACGCCACGATCGCGACGACGGCGCCGCACCAGACTGGCGCGCTCACGGCCGACGTTGACACGCATGCAACCATCGCCACGACGGCTCCGCCGCAGACGAGCTCGCTGGCTGCTGATGTTGATACGCATGCGTCGATCGCAACGATGGCTCCGGCGCAGACTTCGGCGCTGACGGGCGTAGCGAACCGCGCGCAGATCGCATCGGTCGCGGCGCCGCAAACCAGCTCGGCCACGGTGGTGCGCCCCGTCGACAACGCGACGATCGCTACCACGGCGCCGCCGCAGGCTTCGAGCTTGACGGCCGATGTGGACACGCACGCAAGCGTGGCGAGCACGGCACCGCCGCAGACTTCGAGCCTGGCGGCGGACGTGGATACGCACGCCACGATCGCGACGGTGGCACCTGCTCAGCAGGATGCTTTGACGGTGGTGGTCGACAGCGAACGAGACGCAGCGATTGCCACGACAGCGCCGGCGCAGACTTCGGCGCTGGCTGCTGAGCACCCCACGAGCCACGCCAGCGCCGCCACGACGGCCCCGCCGCAGGCTTCAAGCCTGACGGCCGATGTGGATACGCACGCGGCTCTTACGAGCTCGGCGGCGCCGCAGACGGGGGCGCTGGCAGCCGACGTGGACACCCACGCCGCGATTGCCTGCACCGCCCCGCCGCAGACGGGCGCGGCGAACGTGGTGCTGACCGGGCTGCGGACGGCCACGATCGCCACCACGGCGCGCGGGCAGGCTTCGAGCCTCACGGTGCAAAACCTGGCGAGCGCCACGATCGGCAGCACGGCGCCCCACCAGACTGGCGCGGCTACGGTGGTTACTTCGATCCCGGCGCAGATTTCGAGCAGCTGTGCGCCGCAAGTGAGCGCTCTCACGGTAGGGGCGAGGGTTGCCGCGCATGTAGCTACGGTAGCCGGCGCGCAGGTTTCTGCGGCTGCGGTGTCTGTAGTCGTGGGGGCTACCATCGGCAGCCAGGCGCGCGGACAGCGTTCGCGGCTGGCGATCGATGGGGCCACCGACGACACCGGCGGCTTGTTCTGGGGTAGCTTTCCGTAGATGCGGACAGCGGCGCAGGTGCATGCGGATGCACTCGAGCGGCAACGTGAACTGAAGAGAGCGAAAGCGAGGCAGCGGGAAAGCCGGCTGTACGCACGCGTCTCAAGCGCTCACTTCGTAGAGTACGCGCTGCGTGATGAAGGTTCGGGGAAGCGGCTGCACAATGCCAGCTTCCATTTCGAGTGGCACGAGCTCGTCCGTGCGAACCCGATGGTGGTGCTGATCGCGCCGGTCGAGCACGCCAAGAGCCAGTCGATCGCGATCGGGAAAACGCTGCACATGTTGGGCAACAACCCCAACCTGCGCGGCGCGCTGATCAGCAACACCGCGACCATGGCCGAGAAACTGCTCGGTCAGATTCGCACGAGCATCGAACGCAACCCGAGGGTGCGCGAGATCTTTCCGGAGCTCCGCCCGAGCACGCGGCCTGAGGATCCGTGGAGGCAAGACCGGATCGTGGTCGAGCGCACCACGGTGGCGAAGGATCCGACGCTGCAGGCGATCGGTGCGTACGGTCCGCTCGTCGGTTCGCGCCTCGACTTCATCGTGCTGGACGATGTGCTCGATTTCGACAACGCGCGCACCGAAGAGCAGCGCAAGAAGCTTGTCGAATGGTTCGACACCACGGTGCTGACCCGCCTAGTAAAAGGCGGAAAGATCTTCGTCATCGGCACGCCGTGGCATCCAGACGATCTGCTGCACGTGCTGGCGGCGCGGCCCGGCTTCAAGTCGAAACGCTACTCGGCGGTGCACAACCCCGACGATCCGCCGGAGCGCTGGCAGCCGATCTGGCCCGAGCAGTGGGACCTGGCGCGCCTAAACGATCGGCGGCTGAACACGACCGACCACACGTTCGCGCGCAAGTACCTTTGCCGCGTTCGTCTCGACGGCATCAGCCGGTTCAAACAGGTTTGGCTTCAGCGAATGTGTGGGCTCGGCATGGGGCGCACGTTCCTGCCCGAGGCGCCGAAGCAGTACGTGCGCGGCCCGAAGATGCCGTGCTTCACGGGCGTGGATCTTGGTGTCGGCGATCAGGAGGGCAACGCGCTTACAGTGCTGTTCACGCTTGCGCTGATGCCCGACGGCCGACGGCTGATCGTCGACATCGAATCAGGGCGATGGCAGGCGCCCGACATTATCGATCGGCTCGAGAGTGTCTACCGCCGTTACGACTCTACCATTTGGGTTGAGAGCAACGCCGCGCAAAAGTTCCTGGTGCAGATGACCAACGGCCGCGTGCCGGTCACGGGCTTCAACACCGGGGCAAACAAGTGGGATGAAAGCGCCGGCGTCGAATCGCTAGCCATCGAAATGCGCAACGGGCTTTGGCTCATGCCGTCCGGAAAAGATGGGCTCGCCATTCCTCCCGAGGGCGTGGCGTTCATCAACGAATGCCTGTATTTCGACCCATCGCAGCACACCGGCGATCGGCTGATGGCGGCCTGGTTCGCTCGAGAAGCAGCCCGCAAGTACGGCTCGCCGCGCACGCGCCGGCGGGACACGCAGCACCGCTAGACGGTCTAAGGGCCATGGCGTACGCTGGCCCAATGCGTTTCCAGGATATCGTCCTTGCCCCGAGCGCCCTCGCTTCAGCTGACCCGCGAGCCAACCCCGACTTGGTGCCGGACACGCAGATCATCCAGGTGGACCGGACGCTTTCGGAGAGCGACACGCCGGCGCCCTACATGGCGCTGGTGCTCGAGGGGACTGCAGCCGACACGTTGGACGTGACGGTTTGGGCGCAGGCCAACGATCAAGCCACGCCGTTCAGCGATCAGCCTGCGCTGAACCTGCGAAGGTTTTACAAGGTGGCCGCGACGGTTACCTTGACGGTCGGGACCATGAAGACGGTGCCGGCGGTGCGCGGGAAAATCTACCTTCAAACATCGGCGGTGCCGGCGCACGCGACAACGCTCCGAGTCTCGGCGATGATGGCGGCGATCCCGTAATTCCGGAAAGGCAAACGACATGGCAAACGTGGAATGGGCAAAAGAGTTTTTCGACAGCGTGACGAGCAGGCTTCCCGATCTGCTGACCGATGCAGGTGAGGGCCACGAGCTCGAAGCGCTCGACAAGCTGCGCGCCGAGCTCGGCGAAAAGGACAAGGCCAAGAAGGCGGAGCGCAAGCTGGCGCTCCAAGCCGAGATGGATCAGCTGGAAGGCAAGGCGCCCGCGCCACCGACTCCGGCGCAGGCAGCGGCCGCAGCACAGCCGACGCCAGATCAGGCAGCGGAAGCGAAGCCCGAAGCGAACCGCAAGCGCTAATCCATGGCGCTACCCGCAGCCCTAGCCGGCCTACGGCTGAGCACGTTTTGCGACTCCGATCGTTTCAAGCGATTGGATCAGCTGGACGCCTACGCCAGGAGCACGCAGTACAACGATCGTCGGTACGATTGGAACGGTCGGCTGCGTGCTGCTGTGGGTGATCAGGACATCGATCCAGGCTGGTACGTTCCGCTCAAAAACCGCAAGCCCAGCACGGTGATCGATCTGCCGAAGCTGATCACGAAGCGGCTTACGGCGATGGCGCTCGGGGAAGAGCAGTGGCCCGAGATCAACGCGGACGGCGACACCGAGGCCGAGGACTACGTGAAGACGCTGGCCGAGGTGGCCAACGCGCAGGGCAAGCTTCAAGAGCTCGCCGAGCGCGGCACGGCGTGCGGCACGTTCGTGGGCTCGTTTGCGTTCATCGACGGTAAGCCGAGGATCGGCGTGCACCGCGCAAAGCACGTCAACGTCCTGCGCTGGGCGGACCGAGACGAGCTCGTGATCGGCGCGGCGCTGAAGGTGTACCGCTACAAGACGACGGCGCTGGTGGGCGGCAAGCCCAAGGTGCTTACCTGGTACTACGCTCGATATTGGGACGAGCTGCAGGAAACGATTTGGGATCCGATCCCCGAAGAGTACGCGCAGGACGGCACGTGGAGCTACCGCGTCCGAAGCGTGACGGCAGAGCATGGGTACGGATTCGCCCCGATCTATTGGGGCCAGAACATGCCGGACTCGGATGCAGAGGACGGGCTGAGCTCGTTTGACGGTCTGTGCGACACGTTCGACAGCATGAACACGCTGCTGAGCGCGACGATGAAGGGCACGATCGCCAACGTCGACCCGACGCTGATCATCAAAGACGATCCGGGTAACGGCACCGGGGCGATCAAGAAAGGCAGCGAGAACGCGATCTATTCGGAGGGCGGCGCTGAGTATCTGGAGATCAAGGGCACGGCCGTGAGCACGGCCATGGATCTGCTGAGCAAGACGGCGCAGTACGCGCTCGATGTGGCCGGCGTGGTGCTCGGCGACCCGAACAAGATCGGCAGCCAGGCGCAGAGCGCTGCGGCGATGCGCATCATTTACCTGCCCATGGTGAACACCTGCGACATTTTGCGTACGCAGTACGGCAACCGCTTCTTGGTGCCGCTGCTGACGGGCATGCTCAAAGCCGCCAAGAAGATCGGCAAGTCGGCGCCGGGCGAAGTGATGGTGACGGCCGACGGCCGACGCATCCAGGAAAAGCCGAGCGTGATTCTCCCGCCGCGGGTGGTGACCGAGAAGGAAGCCGGCGAGCCACCGCCCCGGCTAGACCCTGCCGACCCGAAGCCGCCAACCCCACCCAAGCCGGGCAAGGTCACCAAAAAAACGGTGCCTCGGACCCCCGGTCAATCTGAGAACCTGACCCTGCGGTGGCCGCCCTACTTCCGCCCGACGGCGGCGGACGTGCAGTCCGTGGTGACTGCCGTGATCCAAGCCAAGGGCCAGACAATCAGCGACGAAACCGCGGTCCGCGCGACTTCTCAAATGTTCGACGTGAAGGACGTGGCCGAAGAGCTGATGAACATTGAGACGGAAAAGGCGGTCCAAGCCCTCATGTACCCCGGCCCTGATCGCTTCCTGCCCGGGGATGAACCGGGGGGAAAGGGGACCAAAAACCCCCCTGAAGGCGACGACTAGCGATAGACTGAATGCGGCGCCGGCCGGCTACCCCCACCCCTCGGCTGGTCGGCGCCACTAGGAAGGAAAGACGCATGCGAACCCTGACCCGACGGGGCCTGATGACTGGAGCGGCCGCGCTGGCTGCTGGCCCGATGCTGGTGCCCTCTGTGGGGCTGTTCGTGCCCGCTGCTGAAGGCTTCACGCTCGGGCAGGTGACCCGCGCTGTAGAGGCGCTGAAGGCGGCCAACGTGCCGACTTTGGACGGGTATTACTGGGCCCGCCACGATGCGACCGTGGTCTCTCCTGAGCTGGCAGCCGAGATCGCCCGGCTCCGAATCGTGACCACGATCGGGGTGCCCTGGTGATCGGCGCTGGACCTACTCCCGAGGAAATGCGCGAAATCCTGGAGGAGGCGCGCGTGGAGCTCGGGGCTACGCTGGCGGCATGCACCACGCCGGAAGAGCGTGCGGCGGTGCTCGATTCGACGGACGAGCTCCTGCGCAAGCTCCTGGCGCTGACAGCCGAGCTCCGCGGCCTGGAGCCGGCAACGCCGCTGCTGACGCGCCTGCGGGGCGGAGCGTGAGCCTGAAGGCCTGCGAGGGTGGCTGCGGTCAACGGGTCAGGCAGGGCGACTGGCAGCGCACGCTGACCCCCGTAAACGGCGAGCGGAAAGCCGACGGCCGTTTCTGCTACCGC